TCGGTGGACCTTCGAGCAGTCTTGGCGGTTACATCAAAAAAGTCGTGGGAACCACAGATGCAGGATTCTTCCCTGCCGAATGCTCCGGCGCCGCAACCATGTACTTCGCCGATTATGGCGCTGTCAGCACTTCGGCTTTCCCGATTGTCGGTGGCCACTACGACGACGGTGCCGGTGCAGGTCCTTTCGATGCGTATTTCGACCTTAGTGCCACGAACACTTACACGACTATCGGGTCGCGCCTCTCCTATCGGCTTTGACACCGCCAGCAAACCATCGCGCCCGGCCAGCCGGAGGCGACGGGCGCATAAACAGGGGCGCAAGCCCCGCCTTTTCGTTTTCATGAACATAGATTTATATTTGAATCGCTATGAAGTCGTGCCCGGAATGCAAGATGTTCCGAGCAGGCGGCATAGTAGACCGCGACTGAGTGGAATTGAACATGAGAATGAACTTGAATGGTCAACCGTTCGCCGATAATGGCAATGTCAACACTTCGAATTTCCCGAATGTCGGTGGCAACTACAACAACGGTGACAATGCAGGTCCTTTCAATGCGAATTTCAACAATAGTGCCACGAACACTAACACGAATATCGGGTCGCGCCTATCCTGTATTTCATGCTCCAGCCCGCTTTCGGGATTTGGGGAAATCTATGCAGCCTCAGCCCTTGCTGAAAAATAACAGCCGGACGATTTCTTGCCGGCATTGTGCCGATATGGATTTGGTACTCCCGAACGGGCGAAGGAAGAAGGCATGGCACAAAAAACAGGAGAGTTTCATTTGAAGAGGATCGGAAATATAAACGGAAGGAAACTTTTTGACTGTGCATTGGATAAATCGAACATATGCAATGCTATCGACAACGCATCCAAGGACCATGCGCACGACCCGCAGGTCATCTAGATGAAGGAGAATAAAGAAGACTGTGCGTATTGGATCTGGCAGGAGTTATGCACGGGTGAGTTTCATTTCTCCAGATTCCGTTCCCGTGATATCTTCGAAAGGGGCAAGAAACGTCATCTCTGTTACACTGTGACATTCCCAGATAGAGTCGTCCAACACGTCATTCTTCAAATCGTCGGGCCGATACTTCTCGGCACCAGTATCCGTGACTCTTATGCGGCTCAGAAGGGCAAGGGGACGCATCTATGCTCTATGAAAGTCCGCGAAGCCATCTATTCTGATCCCGAAGGAACCAAGTATTATCTGAAAGAGGATATCTCGAAATATTTCGACAACATCCCTCGCCAGACTTTGTTCGACCTTATCAAACGTAAAATCAAGGACAGGAACATCCTGAACATCATCCATGAGTTCATCTTCGGTGCGCCCGGTCGCAAGGGCCTCCCTATCGGGATGTATTCGAGTCAGATTTTTTCTTCATTCATGCTTACCTTCTTCGACCATTGGATCAAGGAGGTTCTTCATGTCAGGCATTATTTCAGATACATGGACGACATGGTCTTCTTCTCCGACAATAAAGTCGCCTTGCACCGTATCCACAAAGCCATCAGGAGTAAGCTCACGGAATACAGGCTCCAACTCAAATCCAATTGGCGCATCGCGCCTGTATCCAAGGGCTTGGATTTCGTCGGATATGTTCATTGGCCGGATCATGTTGCTATTCGAAAAAGAAACAAACTGAAGTACAAACGTATCTGCAATCACATCTTGAAATGTATCCGCAAGGGCTGGAAGGTCACAGAGCATATGCTGGCATCAGCTAGATCCTATGATGGTATGGCCAAGTGGTGCGATGCCATCAGGTTAAGGTTTTTGAACTTCAAGCGTGTTCTACGGGCGATAGCATATGATTCATCATGGAACTGTCAGGGGCACACAGGCTGTGAAGCCCGATTGCATCGAGATCAACTGCGACACCGTGTATATCCGCGGCGACATCGTTCGCAAGTCCGAGCAGGACGAGGACAGGACGATGGAGTTCTGGGAGTATACCGAGGACGTCCTCACCAAGGCAGAGTATGACAACATCTGCGCCTCCGCACCCGATGTCTCGTTCGACGCATGGGATGATGGACTGCAGACGATGGTCAGGACCATCCTATACAAGAGGATGGATGGCGACCGCGCCAAGGCCGAGAGGAATATAAGGCTCGGTGTAGACGTTGAGGAGAACACCGCGAAACTCAAAGCCATCGACGACTATTGTAAGGCCGTCGAGAACACCAAGAACGCTGTCGGCTACCCGAACAACGTTCCCGTGTACCCCACCTTCTGAAAATCCATTCAGGGGTCCGAGAGGACCTCTGCTTCTTCATCAGATACTATCGAAACAAGGGAAAAAAGGTTTGGGAGTCTCTGAAGGTTGCTTCTCCTTCGGGCCCCGCTCATTCTTCGCCTACAGGTGTACGAATACGAGAGTGGGTCCGCGGTCTGCCCACCGGCCTTCCTGTGCATCTGTACCTCCAATTCTTGCGTTCGCAAGAGAGGAGATGCTTCGTTCTGCCGGCTTCGCTGAAGTGGTTCAGTGGGTGTCTGCAGAATGGACAGATATCCAAATCCTTGTCCATGATTGAAAATGCGGTTCTAAGTTTCTAAACTTTACGGTTCCTTAGATTCAGGAGGCCTCCAGACTCCTTGAATTTAATGATAATCAAGAATTTCGATTTATCCCGTTGGATGCATCTTTCGATCACCTTCCTAGGAGGAGGTGATACGAGATGGAGGAACTTAACGGAACAGGTGAGAGCCATGATATGGAGAACCATATCAAAGAGACTCATGCGATGCTGTGCGACATCGAGAAAGACGTGCACAAGCTTTTGAACAGAGGAGGAACAGATAGTATGGGAGAGAATTTCGACAGCGGGATGCTGGCGGGCCTGCTTTCCAAGCAAGGAGTGGACCCGGGCATCGTAGCAATGATGGAGAATGCGCGCAAAGACGGAACATGGGGAGGCGACGGAGGACTTCTGGTCCTTCTTTTCCTTATCATCCTGATGGGTGGTGGAGGCAACGGCTTCTGGGGCAACAAGAACTGTGCCGAGAACAGCGTGGAGAAGACTGTGTTTGACCAGAGCAACTACGACACTCTGATGTCCGCAGTAAAGGGCAACAGGGACGCTGTCGGCCAGCTGGCACAGACCCTCAACTGCGACGTCGGACAGATCCAGAGCGCCCTGTGCGGCGTGGACAAGCAGCATGCCATCAACAACGGCGACTTCAAGGCCGCGATCATGGGTGCGGAGAACAACCTGTCCGCCCAGGCGGCGCAATGTTGCTGCACGACTCAGCGTGCCATTGATAACCAGGGATGCCAGACCAGAGCGACCATCGTTGACCAGGGTGCACAGACCCGTGAGCTCCTGCAGAACAACAGGTTCCTGATCCAGGCCACTGCTGCGGCGCAGGATAATCTCGTGCAGAGCCTCTTCTGCCAGCAGAACCAGCTCATAACCGATAAGTTCAACGCTCTTGAGCTGAGAACTCTCCAGGACCAGAACGAGAGGCTGAAGGAGCAGATCGCAGCTCAGTCTCAGGCTGCCCAGACCGCACAGATCCTTGCGGCTATCAACGGTCGCAACTCTGTTGCCGTCAATGGAACCCTCAACACCACCGCGGGGACCTGGACGGGAAACGGGCAGATCTCCTCCTGAGCGAGGAGAACGACCAACCCGAGGTCTGGGAGGATTTCGTCCTCCCGGACCTCTAAACCTTTTCCCCTAATGGGGTGATGTGACATGACAGATTATGCGAACATCCTATCAGCGCTCGGGAAGAACCCGTACCAACCACAGATGGACGACCTCAACCGCCGTTCCGAGAACTTCCGTATCGCCGAGGAGATGTCCTCCAAAGGCATCTCGCTCTCCGACCTCACCAAGCGTCTCGGGGACCTCGAAACGAAGGTCGGGGACCTTGAGAAGGCCAAGCCGAAGGTCGACGAGGCCGTCTTCGCCACGATGGAGTCCGCCGTTTCGGATAACGACGACGTCATCAAGGCCAAGGAGCGTCTGGCTGATGCCAAGGCCGACGTGATCCTCGACCTGTGCATGAAAGACGCGAAATTCAGGGAGGCATTCGAGGAATACAAGGCCACCGTGAACCGCGTCTACGTGGAGTCGAAGGAGAGGAAGAAGCCCTCGCACACCTCCGAAAAGGACGCTTCCTGACGTTCTTTCAAACCTCTTACCCATACCTTTTAAAAAGCTTATCTCTCATAAATCGGGTGAGGAAATGATATGTCACCTCACAAAGGATATATGAACATAGCAATCGCGGCGATGCTGTTCGCCGCGGCCTTCGCCGGCGTCGCCCTCATCGCGGATGAGGACGTTGCCGCTGGTGGTGAGCCGGCAGCTCCTGTTGCCGTCAAGACCATCACATACGAGGTGGATGGAGATTCTGCAACGAGGAAACTCGCTGCCGATGCAACTACCTTTATTGCACCCTCTCTTGCTGACCTGGGTCTTTCTTCCGAGAAAGAGTTCATCCAGTGGAAGCTCGCAAGCGGGGCAGTTTTCAAGGCAGGCCAGGAGTATGCAGTAACTGCTCTTGGAAGTGCAGATTCCAATGGAAATGTTAAGCTTACCGCAGAGTTCGACGAGAACATCTATATCACATTCAACGTCGGTGAGCAGTCCTTCAAGTGTATCGTGAAGGATGGAGCGCTTGATAAGACCAGCGGCGCATACAAGGATCTTGAGGCATTTATCAAAGCCATCGATCAGACCAAATTCGAGATCGGAAAGCTGATGAATGGAGAGGCCGAGGCAGGAAGCATCGCTATCGCAAAGGATGGTGCTGTAACTGTCGCTGTCGATGATCTTTCCAAGTCTGCAGTGCTCACACTCCAACTCACTCCCATTTACAACGTCGATTTCATTGTTGATGGAACCGTCATTGCCAAGTGTGCATCGAACGAGTTCGCTCAGGGAGATAAGACCCTCCAGCCCATCGATCCTGTCAAGGCCAACTACACCTTCATGGGATGGGCCGTCGACGGAAAGATCGTCTCCAAGGTCATAGCAGGGGACATTATCATTCCCGCCGACTATAAGTTCGAGGCCGACACCGCTTTTACTGCCGTCTTCGAGCCTATCCAGCTCACCCTGACTCTCGTCGTCGGTGAGTTCCAGACCACTCAGCCTGCCCTCTACGGACAGAAGATCACCGCACCCGGACTTCCCGACGGATACAGCCACTGGGCGACCATGGCCGTTGTCGACGAGAAGGAGGTCTACACCGAGTTCGACTTCTCCCAGGCGATCGTCGAGAACATGACCCTGTACGCTCAGAAGGCGGAGAAGGTCTACACTATCTCCTTCATCTCTGAGGGAGCCGTCATCGGCGGACCCTACGATGTGTCCAAGCCTTACACCATCCCTGCCGACCCCGTCGTCGAGGGCAAGAAGTTCGTCGGATGGTTCATCGGAGACTACAAGGTCGCCGACATCAAGGCATACGTCGCAGAGCACCCCGATGAGGATATCGTCCTGACCGCCTCCTTCACTCAGGCGGATGCTCCCGCAGGCCCCGGCTTCTTCGAGACCAACGAGGGCAAGTGTGTCGCTGTCATCATCGGTGTCGCCCTGCTCGCGTTCATCTATGCCGTCTACACCAACATGTTCGGCATGAAGGACCTCCTGACCAGCTTCAAGATCCAGAGGGTCAAGAAGGAGTGAGAAGCACATGACCACAGGAGGGGGGTCCTCCCTGTTCTCCCCATGGCTTCTCATGGGGAGGGTCGGGACGACGGCCCTCCTCTGCCTGGTCTTCTTTCAGATAAAGGTTGATACCATGATAGATGTAACCAAATTCGGAGTCAATGAGGAGTACATGGTCTACATGCTCATCGCGAGCATCTTCCTCGGGTTCCTCGCAGCCGTCGCGCTGAGGGCCTACGACCATAACAAAGCCGCCGACAACAAGGCAGCCAAGGGAGAGATCGAGAACACCAACAGCCTGCCCTACGACAAGAGGTACGACCTCTGTACCGCCATCGCGTTCATCTGCGGGTCCGCAATCGGCATGTACACCGCCCCCGTCGTCATCGACGCGTTCATCGTCGGAGCGGGTCAGTGGACCTACGTCGGCATCGCCGCCCTCGCGTCCGCATTCTTCGTCGTCGTCCTCATGAGGCTCCTGCACCTCGGTGTCAGGGAGTTCATCATCCAGGCCGGCAAGTACGCTGTCGACACCTCCGAGGCCATCAAGGACGCCAAGAAGGACATCGACACCGCCGTCGGAAACCTCAACGAGCTCAACCCCAAGCAGTGAGCCGTCTCCAATGACCTGAAGGGGCGCAAGCCCCGCCAAACCTCTTCCATCATCCCGTTGCGATGGAGAAACCACGCCGCATCGCACGGGCCCTCCTTGTCTTTTAATACTTCGCGACCGATTGTATGGTCATGTCTACCATCACCGAACAGATTTCCGTTGTTACGAACGGAGGAACTGTGAAAATGGGGCAGGACGAGTCCGCCGAGGTCGTCATCGAGAACGGCAGGACCTTCACGCTGGACCTTGGAGGGTTCACGCTGACCGCCCCCGCAGGCAAGACCCCTCTGCTCGTCAAGAACGGAGACGTCACCGTTACCAACGGTACCATCGTCGCCGTCGACCAGCCCTGCATCAGGGTCGGAGTAAAGGATGCGACCGAAGCATCCAAGGTCACTCTGAACAGCGACCTGAAGCTGGACAACACCGACTACTGCGCCGTCTTCATCGCCAAGAACGCCACTCTGATCACCTCTGCGAATATCGTCACCAGGTTCTCTAAGGGGTCGGAAGGAGTCGGTTCCATCCAGGGCAACGGCACCTCGCCCTACTTCGGCAACAGATGCGTTGTCAAGGGCGGAGATATCTCCGTCGTCAACCCCGAGGGCAAGGAGGCCCCTGCCATCTATTGGCCCCAGGAAGGAGACCTCGTCATCGAGGGCGGGAACATCACAGGGGACACCGGCATCGAGATCCGCGCGGGAACCCTGACCATCACAGGCGGGTTCATCAACTCCTCCGCCTCGGCATACAGCGTCAAGGCCAACCGCGACGGCCCCAGCACGATAGGCGCGGCCGTTGCGGTCGCACAGCACATCACCAGGCTCCCTATCGCGGTCAACATCTCGGGAGGAGCGTTCACCGGTCCCCTGGGTCTCAGCGAGAGCAATCCTCAGGGCAACCCCCTGGCGGCGGTATCCCAGGTGTCCATGGCCGTGTCGGGCGGAGTGTTCAACTCCGACGATTGCATCAGGTCCCAGGACTGCAAGGGCTTCATCACGGGCGGAGTGTTCTCCAGGCCCCTGGACACCCTCTATCTGTCTCCCGGTGCCAGACTCGTCACCAATGGCGACGGGACCTATTCGTACTGGGCGCCCATCGACGGCGGAGAGTGCAATGCCCTCGCCGAGTTCAAGTCGGACGGCATCATCTCCAGTCTCCAGCAGGGGACCCTTATCGGAGCGGTCAACGAGCTGCCGAAGACGGGGATGAAGAAGAACCAGGTGCTGTACAGCATCACCGACAGGCGCATCTACAGGTACGACGGCACCGCATGGGCCGTCGAGGACCCCGACGTGGCCGACAAGGCGCTGGACGGTACCAGCACCAGACCTGTGGCCAATAAGGTCGTTGCCGAGATGAAGGCCGAGCTGGACTCGGATATCGCGAACCGCTACACCAAGGCCGAGGTCGACCAGCAGATGGACACAAAGGCCGAGACCATCAACGGTTCCGCGAAATATGCGGCCTACCACGACCTCCCTGCCAACTATGTCGTCGTTACCGACGAGAGCGGTCAGATGAAGACCTCCGAGAAGATAGACGTGGGACTGATAAACAGGCTCAGCGGCGTCCAGTCCAATGTTCAGGAGCAGATAAATGCCCTCGACAGGAAGGTCGAGGACCGCGTGACAACCGAGACCTTCAACAGCAGGAAGACCGACGTAGACAATGCCCTGTCCCTTCGCTACACCAAGTCCGAGACCAATGCCGAGCTGGCCAAGAAGCAGAACAAACTCGTCGCGGGCACCAATATCACCATCGGAGATGACAGCACCATTAGTGCGAACTTCCAACTTGCAGTGGATGATGCGTTGTCCTCCACCTCTCTGAACCCTGTGCAGAACAAGGTCGTCACTGCTAAGCTCGACAAGGTGGACAGTGAGTTGAAGCTGAAGGCCACCAAGACCGAGCTCACGAACGGGCTGGCAGGGAAGGCCCCGGCAGGGGACTACGTGGTGCAGGCCAATCTCACCGAGACCCTGAAGGGTTACGCAACCAAGAGCGACCTGTCCGCCGCCGTGACGCAGGTGTATCAGTTCAAGGGCACCTGCACCTCCGCGGAGCTGGACGGCAAGCCGAAGGTCGTAGGGACCATATGGAATCTTAAGGACTCCAAAACCGCTTCCGATGGCAAGACCTACAAGGCGGGAACGTCCTGGGTCTACGAGTATATAGACTCCAGTAAAGAAGGCTGGGAACCGATGGGAGCCAACTTCGACATCGACCTCTCGCAGCTCCAGGGCAAGAACGTCACATTCGAAGGCACCGTCCAGACATGGGCAGAGGCGAGCGACTGTCCCGGCTTCACCAGGAAGGGTACCATCACCAAGGCGGGCATCAAGAACACGGACATCGCCACTGTGGTGTTCAATGCGGCTGATGCGACCTCGGGTAAGCTGGCACCTGTCTGCGCAACCGATACCGACAAGGTGTATGTCTGGGCCACCGAAGACATCGCCGACCTGAGAGCACTCGTCGTCATGCAGAAGGGATGATCCATGCTTCCCGTCCTTCTGGACAATGCAAGACTCCTCGCGGCCGCTTACAGGAACCTGTCGGCGGCCCAGAATGAGTCCACTACCGAGGTGAGGCAGGAGGGCCTGACCCTCACCCTCTCCTCGTGGAAGTGCAACAGGATGTACAGGAACTCCCTGACCGTCGAGGTCAAGGACGTGCCGAACCACGACAGATACGTCATGGAGCTGCGCGACATCACGGCACTGGCGGTCACGAACACCAAGATGGTCGTCCAGAACGACCAGGTGACGTGGGAGTTCAAGGTCGTCGAGGATCTGGAGCCCGTCACCGATACCTGCACGTGTCGCGGGGATTACTGGATGCTGACGGGCCAACGTGCTCCGTCCTGCAGAAGATGCTGAAGGCGGTGCGGAGCAGGCACACCGCCTGTCCGTACACCGCCCCCGAGCCTTTTAAAACCTCTTCACCTTTAATACTTCGAAACCCTTGTCTTCTTCATGGACGAATTGCCGAAAGAGGAGTCCGCGTGGATGCACAAGCGCATCCGCGAGGACCTGGGCACCGAGGAGGAGCACGAAGACGACTTCTACGTCTTCGGCGACTTCGGAATCGAGAGGGACAGCGACGATACGTACGAGGCGTACGTCATAGCCGGCGGGTCCCCCATAAAAGTCAAGGGAGAGATGTATTCGTTCGAGGAGGCAGTGGCATTCCTCAATGGCGTACGCGAAGCAAAGGAGGTCGTCGGCCACAGGCACACCCAGGACGAGGACTGTCCCAAACACCCTAAAGGTGATATCGTGAAGAGTTTGAGACCCATGAAGGAGATGCTCGGAGAGGAGTACGGCTATCAGCCTCAGGACTATGAGGGACTGGTCAAGGCCATGCCGGGCGAGGATAAAGCATACGATGCTGCATACAAAAAGACGAGCACTACCGTCCGCAAACTCGCTGACGAAGCGGGCGTGGGCAAGGAAACCAGAGCTGCGATGAAGGAACTGGGTGGTCGCAGTGAAGAGGGAAGGCCATCTCTGGAACAACTGAGGGATCTGGGAAATGCAGTCGGAAAGAGATCTCTTCCAGAAGCCCATGCCAGACTCTCCAAGGTGGGTCCGGAGCTCGTCAGTCAAGCAGGAGAGAAATTCACTGAAGACAAGCCCAAGACGCAGACGAATCATGTTCCTGGAATCTCCGACGAACAGATCCAAGCCGAGCAGGACCACCTGCAGGACACGAGAGAGCGTAAGGAGATCCAGAGGATGCACAAGGAGGGTGATGATGCCCTCACGGGATTCGGAGGCATTCCCAAGGAGAATTATTACAGTATCATCGACCCGGTTATCCAGAACCCCAAGGATGTAGAGCACAACAGGAAAAGGATCAAGCTGGACAATGGCAACTCGATGGTCCTGGCTGGCAATTTCGGAGTCAATAAGGATGTAGGCGGAAAAGGTGGGAGGAAGAGAGTGACTTCTTCCGAGGCCATAGAAAGCTTCAGAGGCAGGGATCCCGCACTCATCGCAGCTCATGCACCCAGCACCGAGGATGGAACCAATTATTTCGATCAAACCGGTGCCACGAGCAGATTGGGACGTGACGAACAGCCTACCTACAGGGGCGCGGCCGACGATTACGGGAAGAAGTTCCTGCAGATCGGTGGACTGATGGATAGATACCTCGATCAGATCGAGGCCATGTACCCCTCGCTCTACAAGTTCCAGAACAGGAAGGACGCGCCCGCCCTGGATCAGTCCCAAGTCCCGATCATGGGTCCTGTCAACAGGTGGAGTGCATGGAATCCTTTGGAAGGCGGAGCTCCGAACCCTGTTTCCATGCTGTATTATGGCAATAAGGACAGAGTTCCTGTGATCAACAAAGATGTGTTCACCGTCGCCCGTGCACCAGGAGACATCGTCCATGCAGCCGCATCAGGCGGAGACACCGGCTCGTGGAACCTCCAGGATATGTCTGATGAAGACGTTCAGCACGTCCTCCAAGACCTGTACAACGAGTACGGCGACGACGTCCTGCTCGACGCAGGGGCAGGAGGAGTCTCCAGAGGCGATGCGACAGCTGCGGCCGACAAGAACGACTTGATAACCCAGGACAATGAGACCGCCAGAGCCATGGGTACCATCGCCGACGAGACCGGAAAGAATCAGATCGTCACGTCCAATGCGGGCAACCGTACCAGGAACCTCGTATTCCCTTCGATCTACGGTTCCAACAAGAAGGGACAGAGGGTCAGGAGGGATAAATCGGGTTCCATCTTCGGGGACGTCACGGATCCTATCGAGATGCGCTCCATGCTCGGGGAATACATCAACAACGCGCTAAATCGTGTGAACTACCTGTCCCAGAGAGAGAACGAGTTCGACGACGAGTTCCAGAACAGGAAGAACGGGATCGCACAGAAGGAGTTCGACGATCTGGTGGGCCTGAACAACAGGTTCATCACCCCGAATGAGTGGCAGAGGATCCTCTTCGACGAGAAGGGACAGCCCAGGGTCGATACGCCTGAGCAGCTCCGCAGGATGCTCTACTTCATGGACAACCCCGACAAGGTGAAGGACGTGCTCGCTGTGATGAATGCAGACAATGTCATCCCTGGTCTTGGCGGAGAGCCCGAAGAGGAGGAGCCCGTGAACAAGGATCTGTCCGACATCGGCAGTGGAAAGAACGCCGTGACCGAGCAGGATGCGAAGACCCAGGTCATCGGAGCGAACAGGCCCCTTATGGAGAGGTATGCGAACTTCGGAAACGATGTCGTACCTTGGACGAATTCCAAGGCCCCCGGTCCCCTGTTGAGCCTGTATAATGATGTCCTCGGAAATCACAGGGTCTCTCCGGAAGGATTCGCCAGGATGCTGGGGGACCCCACGATCATGGCTGACTGGAATCCTAAGGTTGCAGATATCATCGCAAAGAACCCGAAGGTGGCCGAATACCTGAAACGCGCTATGATCGGTATGGGCCGTGAGGTCATGAACCCCAAGACGAGTGCGGGAAGCGAGGGTGAGAGCAAGCAGGGGTCCGAGTATCACTATGACAGGCTCCCGGACACCTATGCCAATCTGATCGGAAACCTCATGCTCGGTAAGGAGGTTCCTGGTTGGGCAGGAATCGATACAAGAGGTATCATCCCTATCTCAAGGGACGCCCAGCCTCTTGAAAACGTCCCGAAGAGCGAATCCAAGAGGCCTATCGAAATCCTCCACGACATGTCGTTCAGCGACCTCCTCAAGGCCCGCAAGGCCGAGATAGAGGACTACGTCGAGGTTCCTCCAAGCCCCAACGACCCCAATCCCATGCAGGCGAACTACCGTGTCGTCTACATGGGCGAGGACAAGGACTCGACCTGGCCGATGGAGGTCAGGGACGCCGAGACCGGCAAGGTCGCGTTCGAAGGCAACGACGATCCAACCATGAGTTGAAACCGGGGGGCTTCGGCCCCTCATTTATATATTCATATCTCCTGGCACAGTTCATGGTTTCCAGGAGCAGGGAAAACTATCGCGAGGGTCTGCGCAAAGAGTTCGCCAAGGACCTCACGGTGAATGCACGCATCTTCGATTCGCCGCTTCTTCTCAGACACGTCGACGAATCAGCCGTCAACAAGGCTAGGCTGTCCTTCTATGACACATACTCGAGGGACATCAGGAAGATGTCTGTCAGCACGGGTGATTACAACGACATGGAGAAGGCCCGCGACACCAAGCATGAATGCGGGCTGGACGCGAGGGACTTCGGGCTGGATCAGCAGTTCGAACAGGAGTACTTCGAGTTCTACGGACACGGTTACAACGGCTCTCCAGTGGTCGACAAGATCGGAGCTCCATACAAGTGTCCCTGCGGGGTCAGTATGGAGATGACGATGAAGGCTGCTCCCGAGTATTGCCCCGTATGCCACCGCATCACCCCCTTAGGGGAGCTCGTCAGGGACAAGTGGGGCAAGCGCCACTAATAGTATTTAAATCTCCATCTGCATCATGGCGGTATGGTTATGGATGAAGAACTCAAAGCGACGATGGAGCGTAATATCAACAGGCGCAGGCGTACCGACTTCGCGGAGGCTGTCAAGACCGTGCTGAACTTGCCCATCCATCCTGGAGAGGTCACCGACCCTGACGAGAACATCCCGCTCGAGGAGCTCGTGCAAAAGAACGTCACCGTCATGACGAGGGTCATCGCCAAACACGCGATGCTCGCGGCCGACGGGGATCCCAAATCCACCGATCTCCTCCTGAAGTACGGAGGCTACACCCCGCCCGTCGAGCAGCATGTATCCATGGATCTTCCGACGTTCATCGACGATGTCACCGAGGACCGCCCCATTCCCAAGTACGACAAGGACGGTAAAGAGATCAAAGATGAATGAAGTCGAGACCTCCCTGCAGAACATCAGGCTCTCCGAACTCATTCCGCCGGAATACTACGAGTTCTGGAATACGAAGCAGTTCTACGTGGTCTGCAAGGGCTCCAAGGGGTCGTGCAAGTCGACCACCGCCGCGCTGTGGCACATCTACATGATGATGCGCAACCCCCAGGCGAACACGCTCGTCATCAGGAATGTATACGGTACGATCAGCGATTCGTGCTATAAGGACCTCCTGTGGGCAATCGACCGCCTGGGAGTCAGCCAGCTCTGGAAGGCCACGGTCAACCCGCTGAAGCTCGTCTTCATCCCCACGAAGCAGGAGATACTGTTCAAGGGTATGGACGATGCCCTGAAGATCGCAGGAATCAAGTCCACGAAGGGTAAGCTGTGCTGGATCTGGTGGGAGGAGTTCTCCGAGGTCACCAGCGAGGCGGATTTCGACAGGGTCATGATGTCCATCCGTGGTATCCTCCCTCCCGGCTTGTGGAAGAGGTGCACTATCACATTCAACCCGTGGTCGGAGCATCATTTCGCCAAGAAGCGTTTCTTCGACACACCCCGCGACAACACTCTCGCCATGACCACCACCTTCAGGTGCAACCGCTGGCTCGGCCCCGAGGATATCGCGAGGTATTACGAGATGTACGACACCAGCCCCCGTATGGCCGCAATCGTGTGCGACGGGGAATGGGGAGTGGCGGAAGGGCTCGTCTATGAGAATTGGACTGTGGATAGGTTCGATATCGACAAGGTCATCAGGGACCACCCGAAGATCAAGCAGACATTCGGACTGGACTTCGGGTTCGCCCATGACCCCGCCGCGTTCGTCGCAGTGGCCGTGGACATGGATTCCAACACCCTCTGGATCTACGACGAGATCTACGAGGTCGGACTAGACAACGCACCTCTCGCCAAGAGGATCTGCGAGATGGGGTACGGCAAGAAGACCATCATCGCCGACTGTGCCGAGCCGAAGAGCATCTTCCAGCTCAGGAGGGGCTTCAAGGAGCCCCTAATCGACGAGGAGACAGGCGAGGCCATGTATATGGAGGTCGAGAAGACCGACGCCAACGGCGAGACCATCACGGTTCGCGAGCCTCTCTACGTCACGTACCAGCTTCCCAACATCCAGGCCGCATTCAAGGGTGCGGACTCGCTGAAGAATGGCATCAGGAACATCCAGTCCTTTAAGATGATCGTGCACCCTAATTGCTCCAATATGATCATGGAGCTTAATAATTACATATGGGCTAAGGATAAGGATGGAAGTTGCCTAGATAAGCCGATAGATGAATACAATCACTGTCTCGTGGCGGGAACCATGGTTAAAACCGACTGTGGTGCGGTGCCTATCGAGGATATCGAGGTCGGCGATATGGTATTGACACATCTCGGGTACCGCAAGGTGCTGGCTTCCGGTATCACCAGGCCGGAGCCTACCGAGATTTGGAGAGTGACTTTCGAGGATGGTACTGAGATCGAGGGTACATTCGATCACGATATCATGACAACGGGAGGGTATAAGAACCTTGGACGCCTTACGATACGTGACAAGGTGATACAATACCTCGGAACAAGTCCAGATGTATTAAAGGCGAATCCATCGAGTATGATGGAAGAATGTGGTACAGAAACCCTAATGCAAAAACAAGAGACGTTCGCGTATATTATAGAAGCGTATCTCATGGAAAATCAACCTTTTTGCATAGATACATCTGGGAAAAATACAACGGCCCTATCCCGCCGGGGTATGAGATCCACCATATCGACGGCAATCCCGACAACAACGATATCTCCAATCTCGAATGTCTCACTCATATCGAGCACGTACAGAAACATCCCTGGACCGAAGAACAAAGAGAGGCTAAGCGTAAACTCATGTCCGATCTCGAATCTGCGCCACAACGTGCATGTAGAGCATGGCACGCTTCCGAAGAAGGTCATGAATGGCATGTTCAGCACGGGAAGAGGGTTGCAGAGAATCTCCAACCTATCGAACACACATGCCAATACTGCGGTAAGAAGTACGTGGCAAAGCCCTCTCGTGGAAAATTCTGCTCAAATGCCTGTAAATCAGCAGCCCGTAGAGCGTCCGAGGTCGATAACGAGGAACGCGTTTGTGCAGTGTGTGGAAAGACATTCTCAGTCAACAGATACTGTAGAACACAGACCTGCTCTAGAAAATGTGGGGACGTACTTAGATATAGAGACAATCGCGAAAGATTGCAGACTTCTGAGCGTAGCGAAGGTGGAGAGAACAGGTCGCTTCGAGTACGTGTACGACCTTACGGTCGAGGAAGCACATGATTTCTTCGCCAATTGCATCTTGGTGTCGAATTGTTGCGACGCACTTAGGTATTCCCTCGGTATAATTCTGAGCAGCGGAAAAGGCTATGTGGCGGAAACCACGGCGGAGCCGGTCATGATGGCCATGGACGGCCCTAAGACTAAATGTAGGAGAGTATTCTCCACCTATGATTGATATGACGGTGATCGGATGGTACGTGTTTCCGGAACTTCGATTAGGAAATCTGTGACGGCCTCATTGCCGTCCACCCCCTCCTTCGAGGAAATGGGGTTCGATATAAACGCGGGCTTCAACAATGCCGTAAAGTACGGCGACGTCAAAGAAGTCCAGATAACGGGTGCAGAGCGTCCCAGCAACCTCTGGTACCGCACCATGAATATGTCCAATTACTATGTTCTCTATGGCATAGCGGATTGGTACGAGTCGAACATCTCGTTGGTTGCCACCTGCAAGAACAGGACCTGCATGGAACTGTTCAGATACGATCTCACCCTGGAACCGAGATTCGCCTTCAAGTGCGAGGAGTGCGGTCACGAGACCCAGGCGTACATCACCAGGTGCCCCGTGTGCAAGTCTATCAGGCTCAGAAGGCCCGACGAGTCTCAAAAGAAGTACTTCGTCAGGCCCGACCACGATGGGAAACCCGTCAGCGTCCTGGAGAAGGCCAATAAGAACAACCAGTCCCTTCTGGACGTGCTCTGGGGTTTCGCGGGCGACGAGTTCATCTACAATCAGGGATACGTGCTGGCTGTGACAGGTGACGTCGTCACCAAGGACGGCGAGCTCATAAAACAGGTCCCGCTGGAGTTCCTGAGCCAGAATCCCAAGTATGTGCGTGGACTGTACGACGAAACGGGTACTTTCGGTACGACGTATGCCTTCCGCTACGATCGCAGGAACTCCCTTATCAATCTGGACACCGACAAGGAGGCCGTGAACGACGCGGACGAGGAAGGCGTGAAGCTCATTCCCGCGGCCTGGAAGATCGGTGCCAATTACGGCGGAGAGGGCGAGTACATGCTCTACTCCATCGACGAGATCTACCAGGATCACTGGTACGGCCCCTCGCTGACCTACGGACGTCCCGATCTGCTGTCCATCGAGGACGAGCTGATGATCTATTTCTACACGAACAAGCACAACCTCAAGAAGTACCAGTTCGGATATGTCCGTAAGATCGTCATCCTCCCCGGCTTCAACGAGGACGAAGCACAGGACATCGCCCAGGGCGTCATCGACGTACTGAGCAAGAACACCAACACCATCCCTATCGTCTGCACGCCTCCTCAGGCCCCCGGTGTCAACCCTATGGAGCCCCAGGCTCTAGACCTTGGTGTAGAGTCCAGCGATGATATCCTCTCGGTCAAGCGCGAGGTTATGAACAGATATTGTGCCATGAAGTGCATTCCTAACATCTTCGCCGGGGATGCCGAGGCTTCGGGAGGCATGAACAACGAGTCTCAGCAGATCACCATCTTCGACAGGTACCTGCTCGGCCTGTACAACAGGATCGACAAGCTCTGTCATTGGATCATGCACTGGTATCCCAAGATCACCGACTGGGAGCTGAAACTCGGAAGACCCTCCAAGGCGTATACCGACGTGAGAAAGATGATCGACAACATCCAGGTCGCACAGGGCATGAGGAGCCTCGATATCCCCTACGGATACATCGACGGAGACTTCAGATTCGGAGAGAAGCCTCTTGACCAGCTGCAGGCTATGGCCCAGCTCTCCGCTCAGGGCCTCCTCGACCCAGGAGGACGTATGTTCGATATGGAACACGGCATGATGGTCGGAGGCCAGATGCCGGGCGACGGCGAGGGCCCTCCCGAGATCGGGACTGCTAGACGCGAAGACCCCGACATCGACGAGGCCAAGAACGACGAGGAGCAGACCATGCACGAAGCGGACGACGCGGGGCAGGTCTGAAATGGCCTCCGTCGAGATGAAGTGCGAGCTGGACACCGACCAGTTCTCCGAGGCGCTGAAAAAGACCCTCTCGGGGGACGCGTTCAAGCCCGCCAAGGTGGTCGTTGGCGCGCCGTATGCCGAGGCGGTGGAGTTCGGGACGGGTCCTGCCCGCTCCGATATCTCCTCGCCCAAGGTCATGTATACATTCGACAGGGCCGACGGCAACAGATACACCACCGATGCCACGGAGGCGTTCATCAAGATCTACGAGTGGGCGACAAGACATTGCAGGGGCGACGACCCCTATTCGTTCGCCAGGGAGGTCTACAAGAACATCATGGAGAACGGCGCACCGCCCCATCCGTACATCCGTCCCGCTCTCCACGAGGTGGAGGACGACTTCCAGCGCATATTCGAGGCCAAAGGTTCCTTGAAGGGCGTGGCCGACGAGCTCAGGGACCGTATCATCGCCAACCTGGAGACGGGCGGTCCGATGGGAGGGGCCGAGTCGGACACCGGAGTCCTGGCTGACTCCGTCACATCCGACTACTGCGACCCCGACGAGGTGTTCGAGGATTCGGACATCCCCGACTACGTATGGGACGACGATTTCTGCGACTTCAACGGCGAAGTGAGGTTCCCATGAGGCGCGACAACCTCCGTGTGAGCATTGGCCTGGGTCTGTTGAACAACAGGAATGACTGGATCTCCGTGTCGGAGCTGTCCTACGCCACTGGGGCCACCGCCCGTCAAATCGGAGCGGCGATCTCCCAGATGGGGGAGATCAACGTCGTGTCCGAGTACGCTGAGTGGGGCAAGAAGCTCATGCTGGTGGCGGACGACGACGAGGCGAGGCGTCTGTGGATCTTTCTGATGCACTGGCGCTACCACACCGAAGATGTGTGCAAGGATGTGTACGACTCCATCCCTATCTCGGGGTGGATCTCCCTCCGCGACTTGGCGGAGGAGAACCATATGATGCAACCTGACGTCCTCCAAGCAATCGAATACATGGCCGATGTGTCTTCCAAAGGCACGGGAAAGCAGATAATGTTCAAGAGGGATTTCGGGAGCCATGTATCAGACGATCAATGAACTCCCCACCCAGGTGACGGCGTCCCTGTCCGACAGCGACGCCAGAGTCTGGATGAGGGAGTATAACGATGCCATCCGTGACGTCGACGAGCCCACGGCCGCTGACACGATGGCCGCCAGACGCAAGGCGTGGTACGCGGTCAAAGATGCACCCTCGTCATACTCATTCTGCGCCAAGGCGACTGTAGAGGCCGTGGATAAGGACAAGGAGCTGGTGGATCTGGAGTCCGTGAAGAAGAATATGGATTCTTACATCGAGCACTTCGGGCCGCTCTCCTGGGATCACACGTCCTACTTCGTGGGTACCGTATGGGGTTGGGACGACATCGACACGAAGGACGGCCCTGGCATCAAGGTGTGGGGCAACCTATTCAAAGGCGACGAGCCCGTGTACAAGACCGTCCGCAAGATGTTCGCCAAAGGTGCCAACAGCCTGTCCGTGTCTGGAGAGGCCACCAAGGGCGAGTTCCAGTGCGATGAGAAACGCGGATGCTATATGCGCCGTGTGATGAAGCAGCTTATGGAGATCGCAGTCACACCGCACCCGGTCAACCAGTACTCCACTCTGCTGTGGCGCAATTCCACGCTGAAGAAGTCCGACAGCGGGCCCAGGCTCGTCGTCACGGAGATAGAGGTCCACCGCTCGGAGGACGAGTGTCCCATCATGAGGCTGAAGAAGGCTATGATCGCCTGCGGTGCCGATGCGCACGCCAGGGTGGATGGAGTCTTCATACCCCTTCCACAGGACCGTGTGGACGAGAACATCGCCAAGGCGAGAAGCCTGGGGCTGTATGGCTACTGCTGGCACGATATGAAGACGGACTCGGATGGCATCTTCATCCGCGAGCCCGACTCCCTCCTGGAGGAGGAGTTCAGGAAGTCGTACAGCAGGGGCGAGATCACCGCCGACGGGTGTCTGGTCAAAGGCGTGTCCGAGGAGCGGTTCAAGGAGCTGTGGCGGAAAGGCCTCCTGACGGAGGACTTCAGACTGCGGCCACTCTAAGCTTATAAACAGCCCATGCCATGCCCATGAACAGTCACGACTGCTCGTTCTGAGTCATATCTCAAACCTCTTCCAAATCCCTTCTCCTTTTTATAGTCCCAACATCATCATTCCCCTATGGATGAAGATATCGCCTGGGAGAAATTTCAGAAATCCAATGATGAGAGGGTCGTCAAAGGCGACGCCTCCATCTCCGGGAAGCTCGATACCATCGCCCAGATGCTGGCAGAGCAGGGGACCGACACGTCCCGCATCGCCGAGACCGTCATCCCCGAGATCGAGGGTGATCGCGGAGCACAGGACACTCAGGCCTCCGAGATGGCGGCTGCAGGCGGACTTCCTCCTGCGGGCGGACCTCCGATGGGAGCTCCCGACGCGGGTGCTCCAGATATGGGTGGAGCGATGCCCCCCGAAGCTGGAGGAGAGGTTCCTCCCGATGTGGGTGGAGAAGTCCCTCCCGAGCAGAACGGCGAGATGCCTCCCGAGGGGATGCCCGAGGGAGCAGGCATGGGTGAGTCCGACGAGTCCATGCCCCCTGAGATACCTCCCGAGGGGCCGCCCGAGGCATCACCCGACGTGCAGGAGCCTGTCGAGGAGATGCCTCCCGCACCTGAGGAGACTCCTATGGAGGGCGGGATGCCCATGCCCGAGGACAACATGGAGGAAGCCACCGTCGAAGACAACGGCACACCGCCCGGCGCGGACGTGGACATGGACTTCGGAGGCGATGAGATCGACTGGTCGATGTTCACCCCCGACGGTGCGTTCAGAGACTTCATGGATACTCTGGCCGACGACGCCAAGAAGGCGCTCGACATGGGAGACACCGCGAAGGTTGTGCAGATCACCCAGGTGATCGAGGCCATGACCGCCCTGTGGAAGCAGTCGGGACTTGGTCGGGATATGCAGACCGAGGTGCCCGCACCCGAGGCGGGAGTACCCATGCCCGACGAGACCGCCGAGCAGACGGACACGCCCGACGGCGTGATCCCTCAGGACCTGATGAAGAGCGAAGGCGATGCCGAGCTCGATACCGGAGAAGATAATATGGAGAAGACAGAAGAGGTCGCCGAGATCGGCGAGAACCCCGTCGAGAAGGCGGAATGCTGTGAAGGCGACATGGAGAAGTCGGATGCCGTGGCCGGTGACGAGCTGGGCGATGGCGAGACCGAGACCCTGGCCGCATCCGAGGCCGAGGAAGAGCCCGCGGAACTGGATAAAGGCTGTGAGAAGTCCGACGACGAGGAGGCCGAGGGCTGTGAGAAGTCCGAGGACCTCCCCGAGGACGACCTCGAGTACGAGTTCGAAGCTCCCGTGATCAAGAGTATGAGTGAGATGCTTGCCGACAGGCAGAGCATGGATGCTTATGACATGACCGAAGCGTACAGGCTGAACAAGACCTACGAGGACTCGCTCCCCGTGGCCGAGGCTCCCGTCATAAAGAGTATGAGCGAGATGCTCGGTAGGGACGAACCCGCTGAGGCTCCCAAGGAGGAGAAGGAAGAGGGAGAAGTTATACAGGTCGTCAAGTCCTCGAGGCCTCCTTCCGCCAGGTCCTCTTCAGGGGATTTCATGACTGGGAACAGCCTCGAGAACATGAAGAAATCCGTCAATGCGAACGTCCCAGAGTCTGACTCCGACTCCGACCCCGTGAGGAAGGCGTTGAAGCTCGATCAGGACTGGGCCAACTACATGGCACAGAAACACGCAGGTGAGTTCTGAGGGGGGTTTCCACCCCCCTGACCACCATATCCTTTTAAAACTACACCAACAATAACAATCAACAAAGGTAATATCTATGGCCGGCCAATATATCAGACTGGGGTCGAAAATCGGCTCCACCTATGCCGAGAAGCCCGAAGAGATGACCGTCCTGTGCGACGACTTCTACACGAGCAACTTCCATGCATTCAGCAATATGGGGAAGTCCGCTGGAGCCGCCACCTATGGTGACAACGGATACTTCAATGCTATCATGGGAAAGGAGATCACCGCTGCGATGTTCTCCTCCAAGACCACCTACTCCGCCATGGGATCCAGGCCCTACAATCACGAGGGAGTACGTATCGCGTACCAGCAGCCCGACTATGGAGTGGACTCCACCGGCAAGTTCGTCGGAATCGGTGCCACCACCATCCAGGACGGACTCATTCCCGATTCCGTCATGGTCCCTGTCGACGAGTTCCGCGAGCCTTACAAGGAGGTTCCGTTCTCCTGGGACTACGGTCTCGGACTGATGGCTCTCGAGAACAAGGATGATGTCTCGTCCTACAAGGACTACGCCCAGCTCATCGCTGGGGGTTACACCGATCTTATCGACAGGACCCTCCTGAAGCCCATAAGCTGCGCTCAGCCCACCGCTACCGACGGAGCCCGTACTGTTGAGACCTCCCTCCAGGGAATCGCAAGGTGCATCGGATCCTTCCAGGAGATCGGAAAGACCGAGGACGGAGTCGAGATCACCAAGGACATGGTCACCCCCTACGGAGGAGTGAAGTCCGACTTTGTCGACTACCGCGGAACCAAGGAGTCCGTCTTCGATGGAAAGCTCATCGACGCTGCCGGCGGAACCTTCTCTCTCGACTACCTCGACATGCTCTGGATGCAGTGCAGCCCCGGATGGGACGACTTCGCCAGCCCGAACAACAAGATGTACCTGGTGGGCCACGTCCTGGAGGCCAAGACCTCCGCTATGATAAGGGCTCAGCAGAGGCTCATCGACTCCGTCTACATCCAGAGGGACTTCAGCGGAGTCAAGACCGTTCAGGGAAGGCCCGGAGGCGTTCTCGTCAACTCCTGGCACAACATACCCATCATCGTCGACCCCAACATGGCCTTCGACTACGAGAAGCTCATGCCCACCGGAACCAAGGTCGGTACCCCGATGCTCCTCGACCTGAAGCACATCTGGATGTCCACCCTCACTCCCGTCGAGGTCTGGAACAACGCCAACCCGGCACTCACCAGGAAGCTGCAGGAAGTCAACGTCATGAACTGCAGGATGGAGACCCGTATCGACAAGTTCATCGGCCATGGCCGTGTCATCAACCTTGCCGACGTCACCAGCCTGGCTACTCCGTGATGACGACCTGAAACCAGAGGGGCCTTCGGGCCCCTATTTCCCATACAAGTATCGCGTTTTCGTGTATGTTCCTCCGGGGCTTCGGCCCCGATACATCCTCTTCTCGAATCATCTGTTAAGGATGATTACAAACATAACAATCTTAGTGTAATGGTAGGAATTGAATCTTAAAAAAATGTGGACGACCGACAAGGTCATCTGAGCTTGAAGCCCAGAGCCTCGTCAGCCGTCCATCCTAAACGGAAGCGTTTGTCCAATGTGCTCTCTGGAATATCGAGTAATTCCGACCACTCCTTGAGCGTGTGTATCTCGCCGTCGCTCCGCCTGATGCGACGGTTGGTTCCACGGTTGTATCCCTGTGCCTTCCTGGAGATCCACCTGCAGTTGTTTGGTCTGTACCCCGCCTTGTTATTCACGCGGTCGATGGTCAAGTCCTTTCTGTAGCCATGGGAGATCGCCCAGGCATAGAACGCCTCGAAGTCATGCCACTCGTCACACACCTTGATGCCGTGTGCGCCGTAGTGTGCGTAGTCCTTGTCGTTGGGGTTCTCGCACCTGCCCTTCATGGATCTCCAGATCTGGGAGATCCTGTACCAGTCGGTACCGGGCCCCTTGGGAACATCCTCAAACATCGATCTCCTCCTTGTTCCTATAGATTTTCCTGATATAGTCCTCGCTCGCAACGGTGTCGTACATCCCCTCCTTCATGAGGATCTTATCGAACTGGCTCTCGGTGAGTGTGAACTCTACCCTCTCCGTGGGCGTCTTCCAGTTGATCGCATTCATCTTGTCGAATTGATGATATAGGGCCTCTATATCGCATGACAGCTTCGCAACGAGGGTCATACCCGCCAGTTCGAAGAACACGTAGTTCCTCTTCATTTCGATCTTCTTCACGACGTGCGATCTGTCCTTGGACTTCTTGTTGATCGAGACGCAGAGCTGCACACCGACGATACCGTTATGGTATATCGGTTTGAGGTCGGGATACAGCGTGAATGCCCTCAGAGGGAACTCCTCTGCAGTGATCTCCTGCGCCTTCGACATGACGGCCAGCGTTTCCACATATGATTGATCGTACTTATCCAGGAGGAATATGATCCCTGAGTAGTGCTCATGAATGAAGCGTGCGTATATGGCAGACATGGCCCATGCCATCTCCACCTTGACCACCTGTTCTATCTTGAGATAGTTGCCTTTGACATAGTTCGATCTCGCGCTCGCCAGGACCTCCGCGGCAGAGAACTCCATCTCACCGGGCACTCTGTCTTCGGCGGTCCGCATCAGCTCCTTGTCGCTCCGCCTGATCTTCAGCTCATTCTTGTAATACATGCTCATCTCCCATTCATCGCACCATGTGCGGAATCTCCAGCCTCTTTGCGCCATCTCCACGGCGCTTTCGAACAGCGAATGACCGTCCCCCATGTCATGATCGAATAGCTCCATACCGACACCATAGTCGATACCGAGCCAACTGTTCTTGATCCTATACAGTTCATGCACCAGGATGTATATCGTGATACGCAACGGTGCCTCTTTCATGAATAAGGGGTCCAACACAATATACCTGCTGCTCAGATGCGTGGATGCCACAGGATAATATGAAAGATTCAACTCGAATCCGCGGTATGCTATTGTGCAAGACCTGATCGTATCACGTAGATCGGGAATACGATCCCATATCTTTGCCATCGCAAAATGGATTCCGCCGCCCTGAAGCGGTTGCTTATATGGGAAACCATTCTTTGAGATCTTGAAGATTGTTTTGAGCCAATCCATTCCGACGAACGGTAGATTGCTCATCGTAAGTGTTTCTCTATAAGGATTCACGAACTCCCACGATTTTGTCCATTTCTCCAGATCGGGTGTGTCCACGTGGACTCCGTTGATGTAGCCGAGGACCCAGTTCATCATGTCCAGTAAGACCTCTCTGGGCGCAGACTTGAATGATGTCGATACCGTCACGGAGAGACAATCATCATCGTAAGTGAAATTCGGAAGAAGGTCCAGGGTGTTTGTGTCCCAGAAGACCTCCTTCAGCGGATATCTGTCTCCCGGGTCCGCCTCCCTCAGGATGGAGAGAAGCTCAGGAGCGCGACTCCTTCCGCTCGCCGCCACCGCTGAGTGCCTCCTTCAATGCCTTGGGCAGGTCGGGAGGGACGGCATTTCCGTCGATCCCTCCAACGACCTGCAGTTCTCCCGATCTGTCCACGTAGGCGGCGTTGGAGACGCTGAACCCACAGGTGACGCAACGCGTGGTGTGGAGCACGATGGCTCCGACGACCTCGTCCTGCGGGGTCCGCACCGTCTTCTCGACAGCGGTGGACCCGCACCTGGGACAGACGCGCTGAGTCATCGGTTCACGTTCCTCTGGTAGCGGACTGCGCCGTCGACCGCCCTGAGTACGGCGATCTCCTTGGCGAAGTAGTTCTTCCAGTAATTGGACACGTCGCCCTTGGACTCAAAGTAGTCCAAGGAGTATTCGTGCATAGCGACCAGTTCATCTATTCTTCTCATTCCTTTTCCTCCTTGTCTTTTCTGCTGTGGCCAATCCAGTATTCTTCGCCCAATGCGAAGAGATTGGGAAACCTCTCACAGCTTTTCGTCTCAGGACAGTAGCCCAATTGGTGGCACTGAGGCCCGAACAGCTTCTCGGCGTAAGTGACAACATCATACTCGCCGGGATAGCACTCGACATCATCATCGAGCCATGCGACGCCGTAGTTCTTCAGCTCCGCGATGGCTTGCTTGGCCATCTCGTCGACCATCCTGCGGGTCTCTCTCTGTGCTCTGGAGCATCTGCGCAGAGCACAGACATGCCCCAGCTCCCGAAGCGATATGGTCACGATGAAGTTGGTGAGGCAGGCGTTGGGGAGGATGTATCTCGCATCCTCTTCGTTGATATCATACAGATCGGTCATGATCTCGTACAGGTCGGATGCCCATCCCATGCTCCTCTCGTATGCATCCCTTATGCGGGGATCCGAGTCGATAGTTGCCGGCACGCAGTATTGGAAGTCCTTGAGGTCCACGTACCTCTGCGACTGGACGGCCAGCGACATGAGCCTGTGACGGCTGAACTGCGCCAGCACGACTCTCGAAACGCCCTCCACGGCGAAGGTCATGTTGATGTGTTCCAATATACTCAAATGACCTGAGGAAACCGCCATCTTGAGAGACTTGTAACCCTCGGTGCAGTCTATCGGCATATCACGGGAGATGCAGCACTTGGCCGCGATGTCCGCGATACCGGGGTCGGTCATGTTAAGCAATGTGACCTTCATGCCGAGCTCTCCTTGTCGGTGGAGCCGAAGCCTCCCCTGCGCTCCTCGATGGGGATGACCTCGTCCTCCAGTGTGAGATACGGGAGGAAGATCCCCTGCATGAACGCTGTCCCCTTGGGGATGATGACGTCCTCGTCGGCGGTGAGCCTGACTTTGATCGACTGTCTGAAATCAGAGTCGATCACAGAGGCAGTGTTGGCCATCCTGACCTTGTGCTTGAAGCCCTGTCCCGACCTGGGTAGGCACATCAGGAACCATCTGTCGATCTGCTTGTCTTCTTCGATCGTCGCGTCGGGCATGCCCACGACCGACAGTGTGGAGGTCATATACAGTCTGAGCCTCTCCTTTCCGTCGAAGGACACGCCCGTGTCCACATCGGTCCACCGGCCGGGGACGAGGTGTATGTCCTCAGGGGCGAAGAAATCGTACCCAGCACTTTGGCGCGTCATGCGCCTTGGTTCAAATGTTTTAAATTTCATGATATTCTTTCCTCGTTTTTGTTGTAAATGCTCTTTCTATTGACCAGTTGTAGTTATTTATTCTACTTCTGACCGTGTAATAGTCTAAATCCAACTCCCTACACCAATCCATCATAGACTGGGTTTTTCCATTGTAGGTTATAGCATGAATATGACGTGTATTATTGGCTTGTACCGTCATGGTTGTCCAGCGACAATTTGACGGATCATAATTGCCGTCATTGTCGATACGGTCGATGTATAGATCTTTTTTCCATCCATGTGATATAGACCAATCATAGAACGCCTTGAAGTCATTGCGCCATTCATCACATACGGTTATACCGCGTCCCCCATAGTTCTTAAAGTCTGGACACTTTTCGTTATAACAACGCTTTTTCATATGACTCCAAATACTATAGATTGGGTGACGTGATAACCCATGAGTAGTATTTCTCGCGATAATAGATTCAACTTTACGGCAACCACATGATGTGACATGACCGTTTCTTAGCAAAACACTCACAACAATACATGTATTTCCACAATCGCATTGACAATCCCATGTCGCTCTATTACAATCATCGAGTGAATGGAATCCCTTTACTATGAGTTTCCCGAAACGTTGTCCCCTCAGATCTATCACTTTTCCCATTTTATGCGACCTACGATACTGACATTATGATGGCTGATATGTTGAGTATTTCATTCATTCGTTCTCACCCTCGAAGACATACTCGTAATATATCTTGATGGTCTGCAAGAATGGGTCCTGTTCAGGGGGGTGGGTCGAGAAGCAATGCTCGGCCAGCCAGTTTTCGTGAGCACCATGGAACGCTTTGTAGAAGATCTTGAATCTGTACTTCTCATCCAGGAGTTTCTTGAACTCCTCAGGCTCGATGGTGACATCGGCGGACTTGTCAATGCAGTCGTCACACCAATCACCATGACCTCCTACCTGGATCCAATCCTCACTCAGTAGGTCGCTGATCGAACACAGCCAAGGGATAAGGTCGCCCTGCGCAGTTCTCATGTATGTGTACGGCAGGGTCATCTTGCTGTGCTCGTCGGGCACCTGCAACTGGATGTACATGTTCCTGCCGTTCCAGCCCTTCCTTGCGAACCTCCTTGCAGGGTTCTCCTTCATCGCTCTTACTACATCTCCTATATCCATACTCAATCCTCATTCCTCCTTGTCCAGTTTCTCTATCTTCAATCTGACAAGGTCCCCGCGCTCTATGTTCAGGGCCCTGCAGACGTTGGTCACATTGATCATCAGAGACCCGCCGGAGAGAAGGATCTCAGTCTCCAGCCCGTCGATGACTTTGCCACGTATCCTGGCGCCTTCGTTGATCTTTCTCATTCGTCCTTCGCCTCCATATATGCCCACGCCATGGCCGCCCCCGCGACGCAAATCCCGGCGAAGTACCCCCCAGGCGTGCACATGACAGCCAGAAGGGACAGCACCGTGCCTCCGAACAGTATGAAGAGGGAGGCCAGTGCGTGGTACTCGTCCATCACTCGTCCCCCTCGAACCTGATCCAGTCGGGGAACTCGCCCTTCGCCACCTTCTCGAGGTACTCGCGTGCGTCGGGCTTCATGACATCCCCGAACCTCCTGAGCTTGTCCTCGGCGCGAGCCATCGCCCACCTCTTGACGAGGGGGCTGAACGTCCTGATATCCTCCACATGGCCCGGGTCTGTAAGGAGCCCGAGATGGATGTGCCTGAACGTCGGCTCGTCGGATGATGCGGTTTCTCTGTCCAGCATCAGCGCGTCGAACAGCACTGTGGCCTCGTTGATCAGGTCCGCCCTCCCGAGACCGTACTGCACCGCCCACCCTCTGAACATGGCGAGGGTGCTCACCAGCGACGCCATCTCGGCGGTCGCCTCATCAAGGTCGTAGACCTCACGCAGGTATGCGGCCACCTCTATGGCGTCCTCGACACTGGCGCAGTTGTAGGCACGGTCGAACCACGCCTCGACGACGATGTCCGCATAGGGCGTGTCCTTGTGTATGCACACAGGATGGTTCAGGATGGCTTCCAAGGGGTGCTGATCCTCAGGCTGCATTCTTGCGCCTCCCTCCGATCCTGGCCTTCTCTTTGGGGGCGAGGCTCGACAGCGCACCTCCCTTGATCGTGTCCGCCAGCGCTTGCGCCTGGTCGGCGGACAGGTGCGCCACGACGGACATGTTGCCGTATGTGATCTCCACCAGGACGGGGTCCTGGTCGTACATGGGTTTTCCGAAGGGCGCATACTCGCCCCAGGTGATCTTCACTTCCGCACCGTTCAGAGCCTTGATGGGTCCGCTGACGGTGCGATTCATCTCTGCTTTACTCATAGTATCATCTTCTTTCATTTGCGTTCATTCTCCGGTACGGTCACCCACTCGAATTGGAACAGATGCGAGACGGGGAGGGCGTATTCCTGCCACCCGAGAACGGCCAGGTTACCGCCGTCCCTGAGCGGGAGATTCTGGGTCTTGGTATAAGCCCAGATCCTCCCATCTTTGAATCTGAATATGAGGTCGCGGATGCCCCGGGTCTTGATCTGCTCACCAGCCTGAAGCGCCAGCAACACCTCTACTCCTCTCATTCGTCTTCCTCCAGCACAACCTCCCACTCGTCCCTCAGGAATGTCCCGAGGTCGTAAGATGCGGGGAACCATCTCGGCTCCTGTCCCAGCACGCAGGACCGCTCCATGAGGATGTCGCTCCTGATACGGTACACGCACATGGATCTCGACTCGCGGACGGCCGCTCCCTGGAGCATGCACATCAGCGCTTCCGGCCCTTTCATTCGTCATCTCCTCTGATCATCGTGCCGACCCACACGCCGTCCTCGTCGAGGTCATCGATGTAGGTCTGGATGAACCCGTCATTCGCTGTCGTCACCGTCTTCGTCATCTTTCTCCTTCTCCTTCTCCTTCTCCTTCTCCTTCTCCTTCTCCTTCTCCTTCTCCTTCCACACATCCAGTTTCCGGACGTTCTCCAGCGCTTTCACGATGAAGTCCCCGTAGTCATTCAGACTATCGAGGAGCTTCTCACCAAGCTCCATCTGCTTCTTGGAATCCGCGCCGAGGTCCATGCCTGCGACCTCCTTGAGGATCATGGCAGCCTGCTTGAGCAACATGCCCGCGGATGAAACGGTGCAGATCCTCTTGAACTCATCGGAGGGCATGGCCTCCTCCCTCTTCTTCTCCTCCAGCAACCTCTCGGTCGCGTGGAGGAGGATGTCGAGCACCTCCTCGCTCGCAGTGCTGAACATCATATCTCCATCCTTATTCGTATTCAAGCTGTCAGTGATCGTATACTTGTCTTCGTCTTCCATAAGTTCTCAACTCAGAATAATGTCGTATAGATATAAGTGGTTTGTCATTAAGGCGTTTCAGAGTTTCTTCTTCTTGGCTGCGTACTTGCGTGCTACGATGTCCATGGTCTCGGCTTTGCGCCGGGCCTTCTCCGCGGTCCTGTCCTTATCGGACATACCCGCGGTGGAGACGTACGGAGCACGCGCATAGGGGTTGGGGGTCCTCGTACACGGCTTTCTGGGCATACGGGGCTTCTTCGTCCTCTCCTCCTCGGCCTTCTTCATATAGCGCTTGACGTACTCGGGCACGTCCTGCGACTTCTCCTTCTCCTCCTCTACGGTCGTTCCTTTCGCCTTCGCGAGGATCTCGTATGCCTTCTCCACATCTGCCATCGCCTCACCACCCTGTATGAATATCTCTCTCCCGAGAGCACCCTGACCTCCACGTCTCCTGCCCTTCTGAGCTTGCGCAGAGCCGCGATGATACGATTATGCGCCCTCTTCCACCTGGAATCGCCCATCAGCCTTTTGGACACGGGCCTGAGGTTGCACTCCGGTCCGATCCCGCTGGCGAGCATGAGCAGGACGCGGGTGGAAGTCTCCCATCTGCCATTCACAGAGTGCATCAGATCGCGCACCTCGTCGGTCAGCGTCTGAATCCCGCAGGTGCAGATATGCTCCATCATCTCCCACTCGTCCATTCACTCCCTCCTGTCGTTCCACAGTCCCATCGCCCTGGCCTCGTCGTTGTCGGCCATGGATATGTCTCCGAGCCTCACGGTCGGTCCGCGGGCGTGGCAGAACGTGCAGATGACTGCGCCGAGGTCCGCATCCTCCGTGTGGAAGATCATGACCTCGGCAGTCTCACGCCCGCAGAACGGGCACCCCTTCAGTCCTTGCATCCCCACTGCCCCTTGGCTTTCCACAGGCCCGCACCTGTAGGGCTGGTGGAGACTCTGACGACGAACCCGTCGAAGCGCATGGACCTGACGATGGTGGACACCCTGTGGTAGTCCAGGTTCGTGGCCCTGGCGACATCCCTTGTGGTGATGGGCCCCTCGGTCCTGATGTACTCGAGGATCCTACTCCAGTCGGGATCGATATTCAGGTAGCGGACGGTCTTAGTGATGCTCATGGAACTCCGCTCCGATCCTATCGAGCAGTTCGTCGGCCGCCTCCGCGATGGGTTCGGTCCACGATTCCCACGTGTCCGCGTCGCTTCCGCTGAACTCGTAGAACGCCTGCACGGCGTTGTTCAGGGCCTCGACCTCCTGCCAGTGTCCGCGGACGATCTCCAGGAGCCTGTCGGTCCTGCCGGTCCTCTCCGCCTCCTCGACGAGGTGGTGCGCAGTCGTCCATGCGCTCGATATGACCGCCTCGAAGTCGTCGAGAGACATCTCGGCCCATGCGAGCCTGGTCTTCTCCGCCTTCTCTTCGAGCTTGTTCCTCTCCGCGAGGATCTTGTCCTCGAATGCCTTCTGCGCCAGAGAATCGAACGGGGGGTTGGTGATCCGCTTGTAGATCTCCTCCCTCTCCTCCTCCGTGGGGAGGTCCCCTCCGCTTTCTTCGTAACCGTAATACGCCAGAACGATCCCCAGCCCGTCTATGAGCTGCTTCAGCTCTTCTTGGGACAGGTCGATCGTGGCATCCTCTTTATTCTCCGAGGAGAGGACACGGATCCTGAAGAGCAGCTTGTCCTCCGGGTCGTCCGTATCATCGTCCTCCCCGTCACCGATCGCAGTCTCATACGCACTAATGGCGATTACCCCGCAATCATATGTCTCGGGGAACAGCTCGACCGCATCGATCTCGAGGGTCTCGATATCGTCATATCTCCTCTTCGGAACATCCTGAAAACCCACGGGGCGGGTGCTCTCTGTCGCGTTATTTTTGTCGTTTTTCATGCTTCTCATGCCTCCCATAGTGCAGAAGTGGTATTAAAAATATTGTTAGCGCATATATAAAACGAGATATATCGGTACAGACCCCGAAATCAATCCTCGTAATGCCGGTCCACGCGTTTCGACAGCACTTCGATGGCCTTGTCGGCCTTCTTCGGGTCGGCGGGCTCCATAGCGTAGAGCATCTCGTCCATGAGCTTCATGAAGGCCTCAACCTCCTCCGCGTCCGCGCATTCATCATCCGCGATCTCTAGGGCGCCTTCCATGGCGTCCATGGCCTTGTAGATCCTGTCCATGATATGGACGGCACCCATGTCGATCCCGTCCCTCATTCCACCACCCTCCACATGTCCTCGAGGGCATCAGGACCGAAGAAGACAGGCTTCGCCAGGCCGATGCCGTCGAAACGCTTTCTGACGAACGTGTCCTTGCCATTGAGGGTCTCGATATAGATGCAGCAATCGGGGTCGCTCTCCCTCGACACCTTGCACCCGTCGTACTTCATCTTCATGTGCGCCTCGTTGAAGGTCAACGGGTAGCGCTCGGAGATGCCCTCCATGTCTCCGAAGTAGCTTACTTTGATCCACTCCCGCTCTCCGGGGACCCTGTACTTCAGCTCGCCCCAATCCAACATGTACTCCCCGCGGTCGTTCCTGATGATCTTACCGTCCGCGAGGGCCCTGATGGCCGCAGCCTGCGATATCACTGTCTCACCTCCACCGACTTGATGAAGTAGGCCTTTCCGTTGTTCACACCTCTGAGGATCTCGGTTCTCGCCCCTTTCAGGGCGAGAGGCTTGTCGGGATAGACGCATATGACCTCTATCCTCCCGCCGGAGATGTCCGTGCAACACAGCAGGAACATCTCCGAGGGGAGGCAAGGGTGCACATCCACGGGTATGATCGGCACATGCGTGCATTCTTTCACGTATGCGTCTTTGTCCACCACGGGCATCGCGCGCACCTCCTGTTGGCGGAGAACGTGAACTCCTTGAGCCATCCCGTCCGAGGGAACTACCCGCTGTCCCTGCAGAACGAGAACCCGCACGGGCAGTCCATGGAGATGAACGCGACATCCTCCAGGAGCTGCCTGAACTGCGCGACGCACTCATCGCGGTCCTCGCTGGTCATATGATCGTCCCAGTCCTCTCCGAGCAGGCTGATGACATTCCCCTCGCAACCTACGTCCGCATAGTCCTTCAGACGCTCCAGGTCCGTGAGGAGCCCTCCCTCGCAGTCGATGAAGTGCAGGTCGTCCGTGGTCAGTTTCCTTCCGCATATCGGACGGGGCTTGAACCCGGGTGCCTCGGAGTCTCCGAGGGTCGCTGTGACCTTATCTGCGAACATGGCTTCCTCCTCCTCATTCATTATCCTCATTCCTCGTCCCTCCTGTTCGAATCATCCGTCTGCTTGGAGTTCCACTCGGCCGCGACTTCGGCCATGCTGGAACCGCACACCATGTTATCACCGCATGGTCCATTGGCACTGTGTCCGCATCCTATGCCTGCACCCATCGGGAGGATCATCCAGACGGGCTTCTCTCCGCAGTACCTGCAATTCAATATCTCGATCTTGGTCATTCCTCTTCCTCGTCGTCTTCGTCGGGCAGGACCTCCCACTCCTTCGAGAAGTCCGCCAGCGTGATGGGGCGGTCCTCCTTCCACTGCTTCCTCAGCAGGTTGCCGTCGAACCAGTATCTGAGATCCTTGTGCCTGATGGTACTCCCGGCGAGCAGTGCGCTGACGATGGTCAGTGCATCGCACTCGTCCTCGACGATCTCATAGGGCAGGGACAGGTTGATGGACTCGCAGGGCCTGATCTCTCCGTACTCCATGAGCACCAGAATGCGCCCCTCCGGGTCCAGCATGTACATCCTTCCGTCGGCCTTGTAGCCTGTGACTCTGACCGTCTTGCCGGTCATCAAAGCGTGCATAGTCTCTCTTGCGTTCATTCCTTCATCACCTCATCTTTCTTTCATAGTCGTATCTTCTGAGCACGATGAGCAGGTCCTCGCACTTGTTTGCCAGCTCCTTGCCGTTGTCCTCTACATCCAGGTGCCACTGCATCTCTTCGATCAGGTTGAGCATGGCGCACTGAATCCTGATCAGAGTCACTCTGTCCGCCTCTTGGTCCACGAGGGGGATAGGCATGGCGTCCAGGATCAGGTTATAGGCCAGGAACATCACGGCATTCGTTGCGGTCTCGTCGCCGTTCTTCAGGCGCTTCAGGGCCTCGATTTGATACGTGCTTGGTTCCATTCATCTCCCTCCTGATCTTATCCACCTCGGCCTCTCCCGCCACCATCTCGTTCATCTCCTCCTCGCGATCCTCGCATGCGGTTTCAAACATGGTATCCCAATCGAAGACGATCTCCTGCATGGGGATGCCCTCGATGTGATCGACGAGTCTCTTCGACGCGATGCTATTCGCATCGTTCCCATCGTCTATGTAGACGTCGCAGAAGGTCCATGTGTCGTCGTGTTCGGAGATGGCGACATCGACATCCGCACCTGCGGCCTTAGTGAACTCCTCCTCCAGCGACCAGAACCTCCTGAGGCTCACTCCGTTGAAGACCTTAATGGCGATGTAAGTCATTGCGCCACCCTCCATCTGGCAGTGAAGTGGTCGTCGCATAACTCGACGATGTGGCCGTTGGCCTTCGGTCCGAGCCTGTCGGTCGGCTCTCCTGCGATGATCCTGCCCTTGTCGTTCATCCAGTAGTTGAACTCCGGTGCGAGATCGCACTGGCAGATCTTGCCGGCACGCATGCGCGCCAGGGCATCCTCGAATGACAGTTCCCACTCGGGCTTGATCTCGGCGCCGGTGAAGATGTTGCTGCTCTGCCACGGCTCCGTGGTCCAGGGGAAGTACCTTATCAACAGCTCTCCCCCGGGATCCAGGACGTAATCCACGTTCCCGCAGGTGATGGTCTTCCTGCGGAGCAGTGCGAGCATCGCCTCCCTCTGCGTCAGGGTCATCTCTCCTCCTCTCCCTTCTTCACCACGTCGATCTTGATGATCGCGCTGTTCCTGATGAAAGACTCCTTGACGTCTCCGGCCACGTCCTTCAGCGTGTACGACTTGGGGTTGTTCATCACAGTCCTCGCGGTCTCCATGGCCTTCACGTAGTCGTTGTACGAGCGGGAGAACGTCTCGCCCGTCATGAGCGTGAACACAAGCTTGTATGCGCTCATTCCTCTTCCTCCCCGAATCCGAGTTCCTCCTCGGCTCTGATGCCGAGGGCGATGTAGTAGCGGACACAGGATTGGCACAACGCGTATCTGCGCTGGCCCATCATGTAGATGTGTCCGTCGTCGAGCATATCGGGATCGAATCCCTCTCCGCATCTTGAGCATGCGATTAGACAGGTCATTCCTTGCCCCTCCCGAACGCTTTGGCGAGGTCGGGCCATCCCATGCACTCGCACATCCTCTTATCCTCCTTCGCGTCTCCTGACGGCCCCTGCATGCGCAGGCGTGTCAATCTGAGCCACATGGTATCGTAGATCTCCCTGGGAGTCTCCGCATTCTTCTTGGCCATCAGGGTGTCCTCCTGCTCATTCTCTCCATGACCTTCTTCTCGTAGTCGGGGTCAACGACCCTGCCGAGCTGCTCGTACAGGTCGAGCAGCTCCGCACGGGACAGCCACGTCTCACAGCAATTGTCGCAGAATCCACGGTTGTTCCTGGTCTCGATGCTATACACCAGGATGTCGCGCTCCTCTCCCTCGTGCTCACCGACGAACCTGGGGCGCAGAAGCTTCACTTCACCTCTCCCTTCAGCTGCCTGGCCCCGGCCGCATCCGCGATGTCGCAGACGCGTACATAGCAAGGCTTCTCCAACAAGTCTCTCGCGATTACGTAGTTGCAGTTCTGTTCGTTCTCTTCCGTCATTCCTTTTCCTCCGCATCCAATGCATCTGCAAGTTGCCCATACAGGTCGAGGAACTCCGCGCGGGACAGCCACAGTCTGCAATGCTCGCTCCGAGGCTCACGCCTGTTCGCGACATCTATGATATACACCATGTCGTCGATGATCCTGTCCATCACGGTCTTCATCATATACGCGTACCCGCATGCCCGGCTCGGCGCTTTGTCGGCCAGCTCCTCCATGAGCTCCAGGCATCCTCCGGCCGCGCCGATGTACGCCTTCAGCATGATCTTCTTCTCCGTGTCCAGGTCTCTCTGCATCATCTCCTTCTCCTCCCGATATCGTCCATGTCGTTCACCAGCTGATACACCGCCAGCACCGCGGCCATGATGACGAGGGTGAGTGCGAGCAACACTCCGTTCATTCCTCCACCTTCATGAGGTTCATCAACGGGTCCTTCCTTTTGAACATCATGGCGCCCACGATCATGGACCCGCTGACGATCGTCACGCTGTCCAGCTCGGGGATGACGCATCTGACGATGCCCCCGTGCCTCATGGCCGTCTCTATGGCGTCCAGCCTGTGCTCGGCCTCCTCTCTGGTGCCGTAGATCTCACGGACGGTCAGGCAGTCCTCTCTCAGAGTGTACGCGTACACGCGCCACTCGGCTCTCTCAATCATCTCTCTCATTCCTCTCTTATCAGTATCATTCCTGCTTCTGTTCGAAGGGGAGGCGCACGCCGAGGATGTCGTCGCCGACCTCCTGCACTCCTTGGGACTCCATCGATCCTATCATCCGGTTCAGGGCGAACGTCACCAGCGTCGCGCCGCAGGATTTATCCCCGGTGGCCCAGAGGTCGGCCTCCGCGCTGGCTATGCAATCCACCACGAGCTCGTTGTCCAGCCACTTGAACGCGGCGAGGAGAACGGCTCTCCTGCCTTTGAAGGTCAACTGCTTGTACGCCTTCTCGACACTCGCATACGAGTCGAACTCGACACCATAGATAGTAAAGATGATCTTCTTCTTCACCCTCATACTCACTCCTCCTTTCTCTCCTTGAACCGCGGGCAGTCGCCCTCGGCCCACTTCCCGAGCTCCTCGTCCGTCATCTCCTCCTCCCTCGGCCCGATGTCGTACTCGCACGCCTCCGCGTACAGCCCGCGGACGTACACGGTCGTGTTGTGCACGCACCGGCCGCACTGCACGGGGTCGTCGTCGCCGACCGCGACGATGGGGCTCGCGCCCTCACCGCCCACAGCATGCCCAGCTCGGTCCTGCGCGCGACCAGCCCGTCCATCAGGCGCCTGGTCACGCGTCCCGGCGACCTGCCGTCCAGGGGCGTTATCAGCGTCGTGCCCTTGACGACGAGCCCGTCCGCCAGCCTGAGCACGGGTGCGCCCACGCACCCGCTGTGCACGACGACGCACTCGGTGTCGGCGACGACGGCGGGAGTGACGGTCAGGTCCGGCCCGAACGTCTCCGCGAGGACGCTCGCCCTCATGGCGACGCGCCCCGGTCCCGCCATGCCCCCCGAGATCATCACGCCCTGCATCTCCCTGACGGACGGCAGGTCGACGGACCTCGGCTCGTCCATATCCTCCGTCCACACCCTCGCCAGCCTGAGGTCGACGTCCATCACGCCGACACCCCTGCCGACCACGCCACGCCGTCCCCGACGACGACGTCGTCCTCCCCGCACGCGCGCTTCAGCGCGCGGAGCGCCTCCACCAGGAGGTCGAGGTGCTCCGTCGGCCCGACCGTGCACCACGCGATCAGATACGCCATGTCGGCGACGCTCCAATCTGCGCTGATGTAGTCGATGATCTCGTCCCCGGCGGTGCCGGGGTGCTCTTCGAGCAGCCTGCGTGCGACGTTCGAGGGATCGTCGCCGAGATATGCGATCGTGCTGTTCCTGCATGACGGCAGGAGATAGAACCCTGCCGTCCTCAAGTCTTCCGTTACGTATGCCTGTTGCATGATCTTTCACCTGCTATCGAGATAGATGTAAGATGTTTATAATGGTTTGTATCCCCTCGCGGATGTCTCTCCGAGGGGGATGACAGGGGTTCCGGGATGCCCGCCGGACGGTGTCCGAGGGGTGTTTCCATGGTGTTTCCGGAGTGCTTTTCCGTGCTTTTCCGCTCGTGGATATAAGTGATATCCGAGCGGGATCGGGGTGTCGGGGAGTCGGTATGAATTGTTGTTCCGTATTGCATATCCGCTATTCAACCGATGTACAAAAATGTGACTTCAGTTGTCATTCCGCTAATTGATATATCGGTAGAAATCCCGATAAAATCCGATATTTCGAGATTCTGCCGTAACGGGAAATGAACGCTTTTGTACATTTTCCGATACGGATGATACGGACTGATACAACGTCCATATCAAGCGAAATTCTGGAAAATCGATGATTTTTCATAGGTAGTATTTAAAGTCCTATCTTATTTTATACTATATTCTATACTATTTCCTACGTACGATACAGAGATACAGTAAATACTAATGTTACGTATATGAGGAATACGATGAATAAAAATGTACAATGATGTAGGAATGTGTGGTGAATGCAAATATATAGAAGGATTTGAGGGGTTATATCAATCGTTGTATCGGGCCTGTTTTTAGCCTGTTTGTGGAAGATTATCCTGTTTGTGGAATCGTGTCCGGGTGCGTTTTCCGCGTGTTCTCCGATGCTCGGATCGCACGCCTCGGAAGAGATTGTTCGATTGTCAGGATGCAATAGGAATAAGGTTGTCGGAATGCAATACTCAACAGCAAGCGGACGGACGGCCCGACGACGGCCTGCTCCAGGATCGTCGCCGAGCCGCGCCCGTCCGAGGTGGAACAGCCCGTCTCCCTGCACCTGCACCGCCTCGCCGCGTCCGTGTGCCCATGCCTGTGCACACACGCAAGTACGCGTATGCGCGCGTATGTTAACTATCGCGTACGCGTATGCGGACGCTGTGCGGTCATGCGTCGGAGCGAGGAATGCGATTCCTGGGGGTCTGCTTCGATTCTGAGGGACTTTGTGTGCGAAAAGGTACTGGCGCTCGTCTCGACGGAGAACGTGGCTGTACGGGGCTGGAAACACGGTTCGCGGGGTATTATCCTTTGGGGTAATGCCGTGTGACCGTGCTACACTGTAGCATGGACCGTGCTACACTGTAGCATGGACCGTGCTACACTGTAGCATGGGGTAGTGGACGGACCATAGGCGGAAATGAGATTAAATGAGATTATGTCATCATTTTCGCAGCCGTTTCGGCAGTACACACGTCCTCCTGAAATTCATCGTCGGCTCGGTTGTCGAACAGCGATTCAGAACCCATCCAGCGTAGTCTGGCTCTTCTTCTCGGGGCGGTACATCTCCCTGAAGATCGCGGTCAGACAGGGCACCGCGATCGAGTTCCCCGCCAGCCTGTACAGCACCGTGTCCGAGTACCCCAGCGCTTTCACTTTCTCAAACGCCTCGTCCGAAAAACCTTGGAGACGCCAGCATTCCAGGGGCGTGAGCTTGCGGAATCTCATTCCGTCCAGCTCGATCTTCGGTATGTGTCCGCCTCCGCAGGCGGTCGTGACGGTCGGAGATATACCAGAAATCGAATAGATACGCTTTATGCAGTCGTGCCCCTTCCCCGCCAGCGTGGCCGTCTGGACGCACACGAAGTTGTCCGTCTTCCTCGACCCGGCCTGCGTCGTCACGGTGAACGCCGTGTCCTCGGTGCCCTTCGGCTTGAACCTGAAGCCGTTGCCCTTGTCCATCTGCTTCCCCGTGCTCCTCATGAGGCCCTCCACCCTCGACTCCGACAGGTAGTACTTCTCCGGCACGTCCTCCACGTTCTCCAGCACGTCGCCCAGCACGCGCCCGTCGGGGCACGGCTCGGGGAACTCGAACACGCCGTCCAGCGAGGACACCATGAAGCACCTCTTCCTGCTCTGGGGCACGCCGTAGTCCTTGGCGTTCAGCACGGCGTACCTCGACTTGTAACCCAGCTGAGCCAGTGCGTCCGTCATGCGCCTGAACTCCGGCTCGTTCTTCGGCGAGAGGATCGCCGGCACGTTCTCCATGACCAGCGCCCTCGGGGGAACGCTCCGTGCCACGGCGTCCCTCACCAGCCTGATCACCTCCCATGCCAGCGACGACCTCGTGCCCGAGCCCTCGGCCATGCCGGCCTTGACGTTCGACGCACCGCTGAGGTCCTGGCACGGGAACGACCAGGTCAGCAGGTCGCACTCCGGCAGGTGCCCCACCTTCGTTATGTCCCCGAGGTTGGGCGTGTCCCCGTGGATCGCGCAGTAGGCCGCATAGGCCTGCGGGTCGATCTCGCAGCACACGTACTCCGCGTCGATCCCGGCGTTGTCCAAGGCGCTGTGCTGGGCACCGATCCCGCTGAAGAGCTCGCAGACCCTCATTCACTCCACCTCGTATCTTGTCACTCTGATGATCGAGTTCTCATACTCGATGAGGATGTGGTGGTCCTCCACCAGTTCCTTCACGTCCTCGTCGCCGACCGTCTCGGCATCCACTGTGAGTTCGACTGTCGCGTAGACCTTGTACCTCTTCTCCTTCCTGACTCCGAGGGTCTCGTCTCCCATCTGCTCCCACGGGCCCAGTCTGCTCTCCATGTCAGACAGGATGAACTCGACCCATTTGCGCCCGCAGGGGCCGTAGGTGTCGACCATGCAACAGGCGAGCGTGTCGTTGCACATGTCGCTCCAGTCCAGCGCGGCCTCGACGACCGCGACCTTGTCCTCTTCGGATAGCGCGTCGTAGATCCGCCCGACTTCGATGATGTTCTTCGCACACTTCCCGCTGATTACGTATATCATTCGCATTCCTCCTCCCATACTCTGATCGCGGCTTCCTTCAGCGCCTTCGTCATCGGCCATCCCTCGATGGCCTGCAGCTCGCGTGCCTCCGTGTCCACCCGGCGCTCGTCTGCGCCGTGGTTGACGGTCCACGAGTTCTGCGACAGATACTCCGTAGTCCACATCTCGATGCGGTCGCCGTGCTTCGACGACCACACCTCGACGTGGAATCCGCGGGGACAGCGCGCCATCTCGCCCGCGACCTTCTTCATCCCTGATACCTTGATGCTTCCGTTCATCTCTCTTACTCCTCCTCTTCATACTCGACCGTGATGTTGCCCTTGGTCACGGAGTCCCCGTCGCACTCGACCAGCTCCTCCATGTCTCTGATAAGGTCGTCCATCCACAACTCGTACAGCTCACCGCCATGTCTGATGACGTCCATAGTGACGCTGTCGAGGTTGTCGCCTCCGCAACAGTCCTCTATGTTGATGCTGTCCCAATAGGCCATGAGGACATCTCCCTTACCCCATTCGTCCAGCGTCAGCAGATGGGCCGTGAACAGGTCCCTATCCTTGGTCGAGAACTCCGACCCCTTGATTGCGCACGTGTACATCATCTCATTCACCCTCCTCGCAGTATCCGATCGTCGCGCCTGTCCCTTCCATCTCGGTCTCCTCCTCGGCTTCGCCGAGATTCTCGATGAGGTTCATCAGTTGGTCCTCCATGTCCGTCTCCCCGAGCAGTGCCCTCGTGAGGTCGTAGCGCAGGTCCTCCATCTCGTCGTAGCCCATCTCCAACGCGTGGTCGATCATGTCCGAGGCCACCGCTCTAGCGAGCGCGACCGGCGTGTACTCCCCGCATAAGAACTCCTTGAGTTCCCTTGCTGTTTTGAAATCGATCTTCCTATCCGTATCACAGAAATAATACATTTTCCACTGCCTCCGGTCGCCTGTAATGTACGGACCATTGTAAATATAAGTGAAAGATAAGATGTTTATTTAAAGGTTTTCTCAGCCCTCGATCTCGACGATCGCGTCCTGCGGGCCCGCCATGAACTCCTTAGACCTCGGTCTGTGGTAGCGGAGCGCGACGCTCAGCCCCTCCGACGCGTAGAAGTCGTCGTGCGAGCCGTCGGTATAGCTCGGCGGGATCTCCCCGTCCGAGCGGACGACGATCGCCGTGGGAACGGCCTGCCGTATCCGATCCAGGTCCCTGTCGTACCTCCCTCCGTAGGAGTATACGATCCTGAAGTTGTCCGGCAGCTCGGCATCCCGAAGGAGCCGTACCATCTTCGTGTATGCGTAGAACCTGATCCCGGGGTGCCTCCTCGCCGTGTCCAGCCATGCTTGAAGGTACTCCTCGCTGAAGAAGTCCCCTGTATCGTGGACCCGGATCCGCACCTCCCTGCCCTTCGCCGTTGCTCTCCGCTCGGCGTCGTCCAGCTCGGCATCCAGCTTCGGCCAGAAGGTCCCGTCGTCGATCATCTCCAGATTCTCCGCGTAGGCCTTCTGAGCATGATTCAATCCCATGCGGCCCGCCTTCGCGTAGCACCCGTACCTGCACGCCCCTGCGTCCGGACACGTCCTCGCGGACGCCGGGATCGAGACGTTGTAGAAGACGTAGCCCTCGTGGGCCTTCATCGTCTTCTGCATCTTGCTGTTCTGTCCCAGGATCCTTATCCTGCTCATGCTCTCGCCTCCAGTATGCGCTCGTATCCCTCGGGGATCTCGCACCCGTCCCATGCGAGCCAGTGTCCGCATTCCGTGTCCAGCAGATCCACCAGCACGCGCTCGTATCTCTCCCTCTCGTGGCCGTCGCACGACTCCCTCGCTTCGAAGAAGAAGTCGATCGCGTCCTTCCTGCTCTTCCACTTCACGACCTCGCCGTAGCAGATGACTGTTGCCGGTTCGTTGAACATCTTCAATCCCTCCATTCCCTCTCGATCACCGTTCTGATCGCCTTGGTCCACGTGGATCCCATCGAGTACAGGATCCTGACCTGTCCGTCGATCCTGTCCGCGTTCCTGCAGTACGCCATGAGCCATGAGCCCTCGCACGGCCTTTCGACCCATACCCACACGGTGTCCCGTGCGGTCTGTTTCGCCCAGATCTCCAGCGGGATCCCGTTCTCCTGCTTCATGGCCTCGACGGCCTTCCTGAGTCCTACGATCTTCATCCTCATTCCTCCTCGTCTTCTTCATCCTCGACCCACTCGATGCCGTAGTCTCCGCCTTCATCTCTGATGATCTCGTCAGCGATGCGGTTGCGTTCCTCAACCAATCCGCATCTGAAGGTCGTCTCGGCCAGTGCCCTGACTACTGCGCCCGCATCGAATATGCATGACCCGACATAGACCGTGCCGTACTCCTCCGTGAGTTGCTCCTCATAGTCGTCTTCCGTGTACTCCTCGGCCACGATATCCCTGATATCGTCCTCGGAAATCTCGGCTCCATTGCGCATCCACATCTCAATCAGTCCTCCTCGCATACGACCTCGATGAATCCGATCCTGCATCTTCCGTCCTCGGACATCCTCGCGCGGTTCTCGATCGCCGTCACCAGCAGATCCATCCAGTACCCGTACAGAAGGTCCCCGAGATCCGCGATATCCAGCGAGATCTCCCACTGGATGTCGCATTCCATGTCGGCCTCTATCAGATCCCAGTAACCCTCCAGCGCCGTCGCCTTCCCCTCTTCCGGAAGTGCCTTCAGATAATTCATGAAGGCCGCCTTATCCTCCGCCTCGTACCTGTTTATGAATGGCTGTACTTTGCTGTCGAATATGTATCTCATCTCGATTCCTCCTTGTTCTCGCATCTCTTGAAGTCGTTTATCGGCCTGACGCTCGCGCTGGAACGGCACGCCTTGCAGTAACCCCTGTTGTACCCTCCGCAGTAGCTGCAGCGGTGGGTGGGGCCCGAAGGCCCCTGTTTCACCAGCCCATCTCCTTCCTGATCGCCTTGATCCCGGCGTGCCTGGTGTAGCCCGCCGTGAACGCCAGATGGTTCCCCAGCGCGTTCGCGCCGTGGTCCCCTATCGACTTGTTGGCCAGCCACTTCCGGCCCTTCGCGGACACGGCCTCGAAGGTCCAGATGTTCGTCCCGTCGTGGTGGAACTGCTCGACGACGAGTTCATCCCTGTCGTTGTCCACGTAGACCGACACGTCGGAGACCCATCTCTCCCAGATGACCTGTCCGACCTCCTTGAAGTTCCTGACCACCATGGCGGTCCTGTGGACGCCGTCCCATGCATGGATCTCTCCGCGCATGACCAGCGTGCCGTATTCGTTCGTCATCCTCTCGACGGTCTCCGCGAAGAGCCGCCTCATGTACTCCTCCTCGAACTCGAAGGTCCCGTCTGCGTCTCCCTGCTCGCGGACCTCGTACGGATCCGACGTATACACGAGTGTCTTCTCCATTCTATCACTCCCTGCGGTTTCCGCCCCGCATGGCGTTGTCCACTTATGCGATATGGTCGCGGGTCGGTCGCGGACATTGGCCGACCTTTCGCGCCTGAAGGGCGCGCGCGTGGGAGCAACGCGCCCTCCTCGGGTTCAGTCGAACCCGAACACGTCCTTCATCCACTCTCCGAGCGTGGTCGCGAGGCCGTACCCCACGACTCCGCCGTCGACGTCCTCTATCCATCTCCCCTCTTCGCCCATCATGTCCATCTCGGCATAGACGTATCCCTCGGGGATGTTCCCGCCCTCGTCGGGCTCGTAGTCCTCGGGGTCCGGCGTCTCCCACTCGTGGACATGGACGCGTATCCCGCAGCCCATGTCGAAGGTCATGTCGTCCCATTTTTCAGGTTGCATCGCCAATACGATCGCCCTGCTCGCATCCTCGTAGGGGACGACCCTGCATCCTCTCTCGTCTCTCATTCATCTCCCTCCGTATCTCTGCTCCGCAGTCTCCATGAAGGCGCCCTCTTCGGCCAGTCTCGACCTCACGGCGTTCTCGATGGCCTCCCTCGATATCTTCTCGTGAGCGTGGCTGATGGTAGCCACGGCGTCCTGGATCGCGCACCATGTCCAACACGCCATCAAACCACGCCCCTGAACGCCCTGTACTCCTTGGAATACCACAGCGTGGCCGCCGTGTAGTCGTTCATCTCCTCCAATGCCTCGGCCAGCGTCAAGTCGTAGACGCCGTTCGTCCAGAAGGCGCGCGGGGGTACGGCGCCCTTGTCGAAGGAAAACCCCTTCCCGACCACGAAGTCGCCCCTGCCCGGCTTGTATGCCATGCATATCAAGTCGAGGTCGAAGGTGATCCCCACTATGCATATCCTCATTCCTGCGTTCTCCAGCTCGTCCAGCCCTTCGAGGACCTTGAGGTCCTCTCCGAGCCCGTTCATGTCTCTTCCTGCTCCTGTCAGCATCCGTATTCCTCCTTCCATGCCTCGATGTCCAGCTTCTCGAAGTCCTCGTCGAAGTCCCCGATGAGTATGATGCCCTCGTCCAGCCATTCGGCTGTCTCGACGACTCCCTTCGGGTCCCCGAAGTCCACGACGTCCAGTCCGATGTTCAACCCATCCTCGTATATCTCGCATAGAGTCTGACACAACCTCGCCATCCCGTAGGACGGGTCCTCGATGACGTTCTTGTATCCCAGGACCTTCATCCTCTCGTACGCCTCGTCCAGTGCGTCCTCGTCGTACCAGTGGACGTATATCGCCACGACCGGCCCACGGTCTCCTACGCTGTTCTTCGGTACCAATAATGCTCTGTTTCCCATTCTCATTCCTCCTTGACTGTCACATCCAGCCCGAGCGTGGGGAAATGAATCCCGCCCGAGCACTTGCATTCATCCACCATCTCCCTCACGACATCGATGATGTCGGGACCGCATCCGTTCAACATCGCGGTCAATAGGGAGATCCCGTAATCGGGATTCCACGACGCGCGGTACCTTAAGAACCGCGCGCATTCCTCGACGACCTGATTGATGCTGTACTCGGTCATGATGTATCTCACGACCTCCTCTTCGTCATTCAGTGTGTCGACTACCCTGTCGTTCGCATCTCCAAACCTTGCTTCGAATCTCATCCGAATCACCTCACGCGTACCACGAGCAGTACATCTCCTTGCCGTTCCACTTGCCCGCGAACTCGTAAGAGCATACGCGGATCATGTTGTCCCTCGGGTCGACTCTCCTGAAGAACTCCTCGGATGCATCCTCGGACCCGATGATAGGGTACGCGATGCCCGACATGAATCCCTTCTCGACTCTCTGGGTTCTCATGGGCCTGACCCTGACGCCAGTCGGCGTGGCCTTGACGACCTTGTAGAAACTGACGTTGGTTTGCTCCCATCCCCAGCTCGATGCCAGGATGTCTCCCTCTCTCAGTGCGTGCTTTATCCCCTGAGCCATTTCTATTCCTCCATTCATCCGATGCTATCCCCTTCGGGATTGGATGCCCTCGGACTCGGGCCGATCCATTGACCCGACGGTTGGGATGGCCAGCCGTCGTTTGGTCGGATCCCGCAGTACGGACCCCTGCGGATGGGTTAAGGGGTTTGTCGGGGTTCGGGCTCAGTCCCTGAACCTGAGCGATCCGACCCCTTCGACTGTGTTGGCGACGACCAGCGCCCTTAGGCGCGGGTCGGCGACGTCCTCGGCCTTGATGTTGGTACCATCGAGTCCGCCGTTTCTGACGAACTCCAGGAGCGCCTGCGGGTCGGCCTTCGCGACCTCGGACAGTAGGACCTTCTTAGCGGTCGCGAACTCGGCCTTGGTTCCGTCGGCGGTGAACGACCCTATCTCGATGCCGTTCATCCCCTCCTTGATGATTGCCTGGAACGCGTCGATGTCCTTCTTCTGGGCATCGGCGATGGCCTTGGACGCCTTGTACTCGGGGTCCTTGGCCAGCGTGTTCCTTATGGTCATAGCCTGGGCCATGACCGTCTGAACGCTCTCGGACCTGTTGGCATCGCCGAACTTGGCCAGTGCCTGGGCCAGGTCGTTCTTAAGTCCCTTCGCAATAACGTCGTATTCAGACATTTCAGATTCCTCCATTTTCGGCCCGACTGGGTGATTTAAACCGCGTCGGACATGATGGGACCGCTGGCCAGTGGCCAGCGGTTGGATGTTAGAATCTGGCCGTGGCATGACCCGATAAGCCATGCCACGGGTTGGGAATTTGTCTAGTTATAGGCTGGCCTAAAAATTACTGAAAAGCCTAAAAGCCACATAGCGGACGCTAGCGCATCCGCAGATGTAGGCGCGTATTCGCCTATAACCCGTGTTCGCCTGAGGCTTCACACACAACAAAACTCAATACTACACATGGGTATATAAATATATGCATTGCATATAATTATATAGGGAAATAAAAAAAATATTTTCCGCGATACGGAATTTTTTCAGCGGATTTGGGGGGTGTGGACAAAAATATGCAGCGCTAATTCCAAGACCGATATATCTACTTCCATGTCGCGATCCATGTCGCGATCCATGTCGCGATCCATGTCGCGATCCAAGCAAAAGCCGACATCCGGACCCGGTCGGGATCCGAGTCCGGGTCGATGTATAGGTCCGGGTCCGGGCACGGATCCACCCCCGCCCCCTTCATATATCGTCTGTCCGATATCCCATCGTCCGAGCCTCCGGCGTCTGCTCGGACGCTTTCTGTTCCTCCAACGATAGCACTTCCGCAACACACAGAACCTTTATATCGGCGGATCCCCATCACATATCAGCAGGCATACTAGAGTCATAGCGGGGACGCACCGGGCAGTGCTTCCGAGCGGTCCGTGGCGAAAGGTATCCGTGCTTATCCCGGCGCGACCTGCGACGCGTCCCCGTGCGCCGGGCACCTTTATATCGACCCATCGCATACCGTCCCATGCGAGGGGAAGGCTTCTCACCAGGGTCCGCGACCGTCCTCTCGCCGTCTCGATTCGCGTTCGCCGGTCGCGGTCCCGCCTGCCGTTCCTCTTTCGCCGTCTCCGCCGTGCGTAACGATATATACCAAAACCGATATATCGGGAGTAGGTGAGTGAGAAGTGATCCTACCCAGGAAGGTGCTGCGGGACGTCAACGCCCTGGTGGCACCGCAGAGCAGATACGTCGACATCAGGCCGTCCTCCGACGGCTGGAGCATCAGGGCCGTCTCCACGGACCATGTGGCCATGGTGGACATGACCGTCCCCGCGACGTCGTTCACGTCGTACGCGTACGACAAGGAGTACAGCCTCGACACGCAGGACATCAAACGTGTCCTGGCGGTCGCCTCCGACGAGGTCGTCTGGACGGAGAAGGACGGCGAGGTCGTCGCCGAGTCGGGGCCCATGAGCGTCACCATGCCCATGCACCCGTGCGAGGGCGAGAACAGGAGCGTCAGGGCGTTCGACTACCCGGCGGGGGGCATCGTCGGGGCGGGAGCGCTGGCTCCGCTGTTCAAGGCCATGGACCCCGCTCAGCCCTCGGTGCGCATAGGCGTGAAGGACGGGTGCGTGACGTTCGTCGGCAGGGACAAGGGCACCCGCAGGGGCGTCAGCCTGACCCTCTCCGGCGATGACGTCGCGGGCGTGTTCGGCGAGGCGGCGTGCAGCCTGCCCGCGCCCAGGCTGAAGGAGATCGTGTCGGCGCTGCCTCCCGACGCGGCAGCGGAGCTCGGCGTGGGGCACGACATCCCCGTGGAGCTCGGCGTCGAGGCGGGGCTGTGGAGCGCCAGGTGCCTCATAGCCCCGCTGATCGACGAGGAGGAGCTGTGAGATGCCGGAGCCCAGGACGGACGAGAGGCTCGTCTGGTGCGACGAGTGCAGGGCGTTCGCGCCCACGACCGTGGGGAGGTTCGACTGGACGTGCCCGTCGTGCCATGCGCCCATCGACACTCTCAGGTGCACGAGGTGCGGGTACGTGTGGAGGCCGAGAGGCCGCACCATGCCCAAGGCCTGCCCGAGATGCAACTCGTACCTGTACGCGGTGAGGCCGGTCAGGAGCGACACGTTCAGGAGGAGGCTGAGGGCCAGATGACCACGCCCGAGGACGCCATGATCGCCATGGCGGGGGTGGCGGCTAACAGGCTGATGGTGCTCGCAGGTCTCATGAGAGCCGAGGGCATCGACCCGCACAGGGTCGTCGAGGCCGTGAGATGCGTGGACGTCGCCGCGGACGGGCTGAAGACCCGTCGGGCGGAGAGGGTCGCGCAGAGAGAGGAGAGCAGAGGAGCAGAAGGAGAGATGCAGAGATGATGGAGGAGATGAAGGAGAGACTGGACGCGGCCCTCGGGGCCGTGGGACTGAAGCACGGCGACGCGACGACCGACGCGGTGGAGATCTTCGGGGCGACGGACATGCCGTCGGCACCCGCCGACCTGCGGGTCGTCGGCCCCGAGGAGCAGAAGGAGCAGGAGCAAATGGAGCAGGGAGAGCAGGAGCAGGCGACCGCCCGGCCGCAGGCCCCGGGACAGGAGAGGTTCGACCCGGTGGACAACCCGGCGCACTACTGCGAGGGGAGGACGTACATGCCGATAGACGTCATAGAGGACTGGGAGTTGGGGTTCAACCTCGGCTCGTGCCTCAAGTACATCTCCCGCGCAGGGAGGAAGAACGACGCGCTCGAGGACCTGAAGAAGGCTAGATACTACCTGGACAGGGAGATCGGGACGATGGAGAGGAGATTCAAGGAGGAGTGAGACGTGGGGGTTAATATGGAGAACGACATATCGGGGATCATGAAGAACGATTTCACCGAGGAGGTGTACAGGTGTCCCAGATGCGCGAGTGTCATGCGCACCATCTCCGAGGACCAGAACGCCTGCAGGAGGCCTCTCGAAGCCCTCGAGTGGAGGAAGAACCCTCCCAGATGGGGTCCCAAGGACGCCAGGGTCAGCAGGACGAGCTACACGTACGCGTACTGCGACAGCTGCGGGCTCCCCGTGGCCCTGCGCATACAGATGAGATACGGCGCGCCGGTCAGGAGGAAGTGAGAGCTTAAGTTCGAACTTAAGTTCGAAAGTCACGTGGGACGTATGGATTGGAATCGATATATGCTTCGAAGCATATGTCTCCTTAGTTGGATAGAGGGCACTCGAAAAGCCGATCTCATGCACGTCGGCCTTCCAACTTCCATATATCTGTGCATGAGGAGTGCATGAAATGAGTGAATTGATCGACCTCTCGGGAATGAGATTCGGACACTAGTACGTGATAGAGCAGGATAAATCCCCGCACCCATATGGTACGAAGTGGATCGTCAGATGCGATTGCGGAAATACGGCTTCTGTGAGTAGCGTAAATCTGAGAAGGGGTCGTACCACACAATGCAGACGTTGTGTGAGCGCGATGCGCCAGAAACACGGAGGGAGGCCTATCAGCTCTCCGATATATGGTGCGTGGTTAGGTATGCATCATAGATGCGAGCATACTAATTACAAGGGTTATTCAGAGTATGGAGGGAGAGGGATCGAAGTCTGTGCTGAATGGACGGAATACAGCGCATTCTACGATTGGTCTCTGGAGAACGGTTGGCAGAAGGGCTTGACTCTGGATAGGATCGATTGCAACGGGAATTACAGCCCAGACAATTGCAGATGGACGGATTGGAAGACACAAGAGCGCAACAAACGCAATACCCGTCGGGCGGAATACGCGGGAATCGAAATGAGTCTGGCTGCGTGGACGGAGTTCTTCCATGTAGAACCCCAACTATTCTACAACCGGTATCGGGCTGGATGGGATATCGAGAGGATCGTCAGAGAACCGAATAATGCGAAATATGGGACAAGCGACGAATCCAGGGTATGCCGTTCCAAAGCCCAGTCGAAGTATTTTACAATAGACGGAGTGACAAAGTCGACTCGGGAGTGGGCAGATGAATTCGGGATCGACCCTAATGTAATCCATATGCGCATTCGTAGGGGCTGGACGGTTGAGAAAGCAATTACCACTCCTCTGACGGGGAGTGGGAATAAAAACCGAATCGAATAAAGGTGATCGATATGGCAGAAGTTAGATTCAGAGTGATAATCGCAACGCAATCCGAAGTTCTTGCAAAAGAATTGTTCTCTACCAGAAAGGATGCCGATGCATATCTGGAGCAATACCTGACTGAAGAGGACAATATCCTTGAGAGCGTCGGCCCCGGCGCATATACTGCAGAGCTGGACGAATTGTTCGCAGACGAGTGGGTATGTCACTCTAAAAAGCTGGTGACGATATGACGAAAACAGTGAAGAAACAGAAGGTAGTTGAGACTCCGAAAGTCATGCTGGTGATGCCCAAAGGAGACCCTGTTCATGGAAACCATCTGAAGAATATCCCCGCGCGCGTCATCCTTCGTTTCGTTGCGGATTCCTTGAATGGCAGATTCTATGAGGGAAACGATATCATGGTGGCGATCGTACCCGAGATAGAGGGCAATCTGAGATGGTCAATTGACAAGGTCTATCGTTACTGCGATATATTCTGCTCGAATGACCCCTCTAAAGCGCAGACGATCGCAGACATGATGACGGACAAATTCAAAGAGGCGGGAGGAAAGTTCGGCGATGTCGGGATCTCCCTGGCAAGATGGGAAATCGTCGATAGATTAAATAGTCCTCTCGATATAATTCCGCTAGAGTGATGCACCCATGGCTGCGAAGAAGAAGGTCGAACCCGCATCCGACGAGCTGCCCGCGATCCCCGTGGTCGGCGAGACGCCTGTCGAAGCGCCCGTGACTGAAGACGAACCCGCAGAGGCCCCCGCACCCGTCGCCGAGCCTCCCGCCGAGGCCCCCTCAGAGGAGCCCGACCTCAGGGAGGAGATCCTGCGCATCCTGAAGATGCGCAACACGCACAAGCCCTCGCCGTCCCTCGTGGAGTTCACCATGAGGGTCAACCTGAGGAAACGTTACGCGCTGATAGACATCGACGGTGACACCATCGCCGCGGCGTGGGTCAGATACAAAGAGCTCGCGGGGGACGTGGACAAGGAGGGCTTCATCATCCTCGTCCATGAGATCATGGAGAAGGACCTCCCGCGCATATTCCGCCAGGTCGACTACGTCCGCCTGGACTGAGCCTTCTCCCAAACCCTTTACCACTTTTTATACTCATACGCGCATATGCGCGACATATGACAGACAGATCCTCGGATGAACCCATCGAGCCGATGGAGAAGGCCTTCGGACAGAAGCTCTGGGGGAGCGATAAAGAGAAGGAGGGGCAGGACACCGAGGTCAAGCCCGGCGACCCTCCCGGCCAAGAGGGCGAAGAACAGGAGACTGGTGAGAGGAAAGGTCTCTTCGACAACGTCAAAAACAAGGTCAGGGGCGTGGCCGACAGGATCACCCAACCCAGGAATAAGAGTGTCACGGATGAACCCGCCGAGGATAGGGACAAGTCGGTCGACACGGCAGAAGAGCCTGCTGGCACTGTGGATACGGACACTGCCGGCAAAGTCGAACCGATCACCCCTGTAGACGATTCCAAGGACGAATCGAAGGTCGAGGATGCCACAGAAGAGACGGGGGTTGACGAACCCGTACCCGAGCCCAAGCCCGAGGAGAAGCAGGTCGAGGAACCTGTTGAGGAACCTGTCGAGGAGCACGAAGAAGAGCCTGTCGAAGAGACTCCTGAGGAACCGGTAGAAGAGTCCACAGAGGAATCCACCGAGGAACAGCAGGTCGAGGAACCTGTCGAGGAGCACGAGGAGGAACAAGAGAGGCCCGAGAAGCTCAGGACCATCGTCCAGGCAGAGAATCCCGACGTCAATTGGCGCAAGGCCAAGAACGTCATGTCCGCGCTGGCTACGACCGCAGGGGACACCACGTCCAAAGGTTGGGACATCGCTCAGGGGCTGGTCAAGATGTGCTTCACACAGCCCCATGCGATCTCCGGCACATCCAGAGCCATCGGTCTGGCACTTGCATCCGTGGATACCGCGGCCGACCTCGGGATGAAGGCGGCCAAGCAGTACGGCGTCAACATCGACAACGACCAGGAGCTCAAGGAGGACATCCTCAAGGTGCGCCTGTACAAGAGAGCGCAGAAAAGGGGAGAGAATGCCGTGGGGAACACGTTCAGAACGATCGCCCAGTCCCTGAACGATATCGGCGTGGACGACATCAGGAAGATGACGCCCGAGCAGCTCTCCAAGCACATCTCCGATATGGAGGCCGAGCACCAGCGTATAATGGATGGTTTGAATGAGAATAAAAGTCTTGGTTACAAGGATCTTACCCGTACCCAAAGACGGTATACGCCTTTGCTACCGGCATACAATATGATTGTGTCTAAGGACCGCGGCCTCCTCATCGCAGAAGCCAACCACCTGCAGGATTACATGAAGAAGCTCTCCACGCAGGCGAAGAACCTCAGCGCCGCGGATGCCGAGAAGCTCAGGGCACAGCGCGCGGCCGACAGAGCCAGGAGGATGCGGGCGTTCGACACGCTGGCCGACGGCAGTCCCAACCCCTGGAGCTCCATCCTGCGCCAGATGGACCCGAAGTTCAACACGGAGCTGGACCCATCCACGGGCCTGCCGGTGAGTCCCAGCGCCATCAACCGTATGATCAGGACGACCGTGGGGATGCTCCAGAAGCCGGGCCTGAGCCAAGAGGAGACGGCCAAGCTGAGGAAGGCCGTATCCGACCTGACCGAGCACGCCAGGAGGATGGAGTGGGAGAGACGTGAGGGTCCGCTCCGCCAGCACGGGGAGATCTGGGTCAGGCTGTCCAGACTGAGCCCCGGGATCGCCAATTATGTGGACAAGATCCTCGACCACGGGACGTGGCCGTCCGATCAGCCTACTCAGTACATCCGTGCGGCCATCGAGAGGTACAGGAACGAGATGGAGAGCGCAGGGAACACGACGGAGGTCAACCGCGCCAACATGCTCCTGACCTCCCTCAATCAATTCGTCGAGAAGAAGAAGCTGGACAATCTCATCGCCAACTCCGACAGCAAGCTCCGCGAGCTCAACATCTACCACGCGAATGCCTACGGCAGGCTCGTCAAGGAGCGCGACGCTCTGCTCGAAAGATTCAGGAACACCCCCGATACGCCCGAGAATCAGGGCTTGAGGAAGGAGCTGAGGAACAGGCTGAATGAGATCATCCACAGGATCTCATACGAGAAGACCATCGGAGGACATATCGACCCCTCGGAGCTGATCAACGACCAGACCGCGCTGAGCAACGCCTATGAGGAGTACCACAAGGTGCTGGCGACAGCGGGCGGAAGGGACGGCACGACATTCAGGCTCGGTGATCCGAGCGTGGCCCGCGCATACAGGAAGCTCAAGAATGCAGAGGAGTTCTTCCGCCAGAAGTACAACCCCCCTGGATGGAAGGCGAGCGCAGGAGCAGGAGAACAGGTGAATCCCCAGCCTCAGCCCCAGCCTCAGTCTCCTCAACCGGGATCCAACGCTGGTGGGCCGACGCCGACGCCTCAGCCTAAACCTGGAAAAAAGAAGCAGAGGAAGGGAAAGAAGGACAATCCCTGGTCCAAGGACAAGATCGGGGACTGGGATGAGCCCAAGATGGAGCTCTACGACCAGAACAAGAAGCTCGACCATAGGACCATAACAGGCCCCAACGGCGAGAGTATCGAAGTGATCGTCGACGCGAACGGCAGGATCCTCAGGGATGATGAGGGGAACATCCGCAGAGCCAGAGAATATCAGGACAAGTCCGACAACAAGAGATGGGTCGAGACCGACTTGAGGGGGAGGAAATACAGAGGAGAGCTCTTCGAACGCGCCGGACAACCCGAGGGAGAACCTATCGAGCCTCAGTCCGATGCAGGAACGGTGGATTCACCCAACATGGACCTGTACGATCAAACCAAACCTCTCAAGATCGGTAAGATGCGCTCCCTGCTAGGAGATACGGGAACCTTTGTTGATGTTCCCGTCCTCGTCGGAGAGGACGGCAAACCACTCACGAATGAGGATGGCACGTACCGCATGGTGGCTTATGTGGACAATCCCGACGGCTCGAGGCGGGCCGTGGAGATCGACCGGAATAGGAACTATGTCGGAGAACTGTTCGAACGCGCACAACCCGAGCCGGAAACGCCCGAAACCCCCGAGGGAGCACAAGAGACTCCCGTCGAAGAACCTGCCGTGATGCAGACCGAGGAAGAGAAGCCTAAGTGGTACGAGAACGACAGCGATACCTGGAGCTCGAGGGTGAAGAGAGACCCTCAGGCTCTGGAGGCCGAAGTGGGCGCAGATGACCTCAGGAAGATCAACGAACTCGCCGGCGACAAGAAGAGGCTGGAGAAGGTCAAGCAGTTCATGAAGAATGAGGCGCTCAAGGACCAGACTCTGCATCAGGGACTCGTCCTCCCCGGTGCAAAGTTCAAGAACAAATCCCAGTGGACAGGCAAGGACTACAAGGCGCTTCTGGATGCGGCTGAGAGGATGGATGCCATGCCTGTCGAGCCGGCCGAGCTGAAGGGCTCGACGAAGAGGACCGACGGAGGATTCTGGGACTACAGGCAGAGCATGAATAACTTCTTCGGAAACCAATGGGCGCTCCATGAGCGCCTTCCAGAAGAAGTCAAGGCCGACATCGCGAATCTGAAGAGGGCCGACGGGACCCCGATCCTGCGTGCCGAATACTCGAGTTCCGGGGAGAAGCTCAAGGCCAAGAATGACCTGATCGATGCGATCCTGGACCAGGTGATCGGCATCCCCGACACTCCCGAGATGGAGGGTATCCGCGGAGCCTTGGCAGGACAGATAAGGGGTAATCTCCAGAGTCTCGCCCGCGGTTCCGACACCGGGAAGAAGAAAGCGAGAGGTTCCAATCAATACAGGCAGAAGGAGATCGTCACGCCCGAGACGCCTGTCGTGACCCCCGAGACTGCGAACCCTGCTCCGAAGCCGAGAACGGAGCAGGAGCAGATGCTCGATGCGATCAACAACGGTGTTCCTTTCCCGAGTGGGAAGGACGAGTTCGAGGCCTACCTCTCCAAGCTGACCGGCGTGGATCCTGCTATAGTCAAGGAGTTCATGACCGATCTGAAGGCGACAGATGACAAGGGTATCGCGTCTCAAATGATAGATGCATTCCTCAATTCCTCCGACAATACCAAGCTGCACAGGTTCAATGATAATGGTGAAAGGATCAGAGGAGCCATATACAATTCTGCGACAGCGCCTACAAAGGAGGAAAGGAAAGCCCAGATGGAGGAGAGGCAGAGGAAGGATGAAGAAACCAAAAAGAAAGTCGAGCAGAATCTCAGAGATTTTCTGGAGAGACGTATCGAGGAACAGAGGGCCAACGGTGTGGACGTCGACGGCTTATATACTGACGACGTCAAGAACAAGATCCTGGACTTCATAAAGAACTCTTCCGATGAATACGAGGACGCATTCGTCCGTGGTGTGAGACGCTTCGTGAACAGAGATCTCGCAGATACTCTCAGTCCAGAGGAGATCAAGCAGAACGAAGCAGCCAAGGAAGAAGAGGCGCAGTCCGGCGCTCTGACGTTCGATGATGCTTTGAAGGACGGGAAGAACATCAAGCGCAACAAGAACGGCAGCTATGCTGCGGGGCGCAAGAGGAATGGTACTTACCAGGGCGTGAAGGGTCTGAACAAGGTCTTGATCGGTATCAGCAAGAACAAGAACGCCAGGACTCCTGAGGACTTCTCCAAGTTCATGGACATCTGCGCGGGCATCTCCAAGATGAAGGACGAGGCCCTTTCTCAAGTCTCATGGAGCAAACTCAATGAGATCCGTGCGTCCTTCGACAAGGATATGCTCAAGGAGAAGATAAAGTACAACGGATACAGGGATGCCGATGCGGAGAGACTGGCTGAGAGATACTCGAAGACCGATCTCTCTCCCGACACCATCGGCGCATATGTCGGCGCTCCATCTTCGGGAAAGAATACGAACGCGAGTGGTGCTATACCGAAGCTGCCTGTGTCCCAGATGGGTCCGGGGGAGCTCAGCAACATTCTGAACGATTATGGAAGCGAACAAAGGGATGAAGCATTGGAGAGGGTCAAGAACTACAAAGGCCAGTATGACGCATTCCTAAAAGCTCTTGGCAAGACCTCCTTCGACGAGTTGGACCCGACTTCGCAGAAGACATTCGAAAACTGGGTTCCCTTGTTCAAATACCTCTCTGAAGGTCCCAAGGCCCCCGTAGAAGAGCCTCCTGCATCCGAGACGCCCCCTGAGGTGCAACCAGTCAACGAATCGCTGGACGATTTGGATTTCGACTACGATGAAGATGGATCCGACACGGAGGCAGAGAGTGCTGAGGCGCAAACCGAGCCCAAGATCTCGGACGACAAGGAGGATTTCCAGATTGACAAGAAGAAGGCCATCCGCACGGCCAACTACAAGGGTAAGAAGTACGAGCCCAAGGACAGATCGGGTTTGATCGCCGACGAGAGTGAGCTGGCAGGAGACCTGAATTATATCAATACGGACCCGGGATTCGTCGCCCATGGCGGTCTGTCTCCCGAAGAGCTCGCCCGTGAAAGGGCGTTCAAGTCCCGTGCCTCCATGTCGTTCGGAGACCTGCTGAAGGAGTACGGATGGTGAAGAGGTGCGCGAGGAGGTGAAAAGTCGAACGAACGATTGATGGGATGCGTCGAACGATGAATAGGTCGGTGCCCCGCGCATGAAGTATATCGACGATCGGAGATATAAAGGAAGCGATTGGCATGAAGAAGGAGCAGAAACCCACGATGGAATATCTGGACGCACGGGAGCCGATCCCGTACGAGAACAACGCCCGCGACAACGACGAGGCGGTGCCGTTCCTAATGAACAGCATCCACGACAGCGGGTTCATCAACCCCGTCATCCTCGACAAGGATGACGTCATCGTCGCCGGACACACCCGCATCAAGGCGGCCAAGGCCCTGCTGGAGTCGGGCGATTGCGGCCTCTGGGGAGCGCCTCCCGAGGGGATGTCGCCGTCGGACCCGCGCTACCGCCAGTACCAATGCCTGGCGCCTCTGGTGACCTGTGTGAGGGTCACGAACCTCACTCCCGAGGGGGTCATGGCGTACCGCTTGGCGGACAACAAGGTCCAGGACTACAGCGGATGGGACTTCGAGAAGCTGGACATCGAGATGGCCAAGCTCGATGAGAAGATCGATCTGTCCAGGTTCGGTTTCGACCTGGCTCCTCTGACCTTCGACATCAAGGAGCCCGAGAAACCCCTCCCGGAGGCCCGTGGAGACACGTTCGACCTACCGCCCGTGTCGGACACCTATGATGGGGCGAGGGCTTCCTACAAGGTCATGGCGTTCGTTTCCACGGAAGAGGAGGCGGATGATCTGGTCGAGTACCTGGAGTCGATGGGGTACGACGCCAAGAAGCTGAGATGAGTAGCGAGGGGCCGTGAGAATGGAAGAAAACCCGACCCCCCTTCTTGCGAGAACCGTTGCCTGCAGGGCAAAGGAACAAGATTGATAATACGCGCGGGATATAAGAACCTAGCGGAAGGTCGTTTTTCGGGACTTTCGAACGATACAGCGCTGTATCGTTCATTTCCTTACGTTTCTCGACGATTCCGAACGATTCGTATATAAAGAAACGAATGTGGATCGAGATATCCGAGAGGTCTGATACAGCGATACAGCGAATACGCTGAAATCCTCAGATTCTGATGCGTCAGGGATCGTTTTCAATTGGATAGACTGTTCGGTAATGCCCGAATATGTGCATATCTCGTCTCGACATATCGGTATAAGAACCCGATAAAACCCCGATAAAAACCCCGTATTCTGATATCGCAGTCCATCTGGCGATTTCGGGTAAAATTGTTTATAAACGACTATCGTCGATGTTCTTGTGGTATAAATCCATATCGATTTTGAGATATTGTAGATATAGCTGGATTCAACCCCATTATCAGAGCATTTTGCGGGATTTTTGCATCTTTTCATAGGTAGTATTTAAAGTCCTATCTTATTTTATACTATATTCTATACTATTTCCTACGTACGATACAGAGATACAGTAAATACGTATAATAAGAATTATTTATTGTCTACAGGGGAAAAAAGGGGGTGAATAAAGTATAGGGAGAAATACACACGAATTTGCCGTCAGTCGTATCGGGACTCTAAAACCCTATTTTCAGATAGGAAATTATGTTTTCGAAGAAACGCCCCCGAATCCTCGGACTCGCGTATGCACACGCGAGGCAGCGGAACAAACCTAGAAATACCCGACCGACCTTATCATAGGTCGCGAGAGCCGGAAGGTGCGCACTCATCCGAACAGGACCGCGAGGTGCGGAACATACCGGAACACAGAAAGGAGCAACGAGAATGGAGAGAAACGAGCATCTAGGCATAGAGACGCCCGACTACATCGCCCTATGGGGGAAGGAGTCGTCCGAGGAGGACGCATCCAAAGGTGCAAAGAAGCCCGAGGAGGGAGACGGGTCGGACGACGATGATTACGGGCTCCGCGCCCCATACACGAGGGAGAACATCGACATCTCCGCGAGATGGTTCGACGTGCCTCCGATCGTATTCTGCGGAGAGACGGCGAGCGACGAGGAGTACAGGCGCGAGATCGAGACCCTCAAGACGTGCTACTCGTTCTTCAAGGTCTCGTCGAGGGGCAAGGCCTCGTTCGACGACTTCGAGGTCTCGCGTTATGTGAAGGCGCACTATGTCGTCTTCTCCGAAGCGGGGGACATGTTCCGCTACAACGGCTTCTTCTACCAGCCGTTCCCCAGGGTCTGCTTCGACAAGATCATGTACGGCATCTCCAAAGCCATGGAGATTGCGCCTCCGACCCTCGGCAGCATCGAGAACTGCAGGAATCTGACCAGGACCGAGAACCTCATCATGGACCTCCCGATGTCCAATAAAGAGGAGTACGCGGACGATATCATTCCGTTCCAGAACGGCCTCTACAACGTGGACAGAGATCTTCTGCTCCCATTCACACCCAAGTACTTCTGCACGAGCCTCAGAGGTGCGACATACAACCCGAGCATAAAGCACCACTCGGTCGAACACGTGTACAAGAGCATCATCCCGGACTCGGACACCAGGATGTTCTTCTTCGAGATGGTCGGGTACATGCTGTTCTCGCCCGAGCAGACGATCCCTGCCATGTTCTGCATCTACGGGCCCGCCGAGACGGGGAAGAGCGCGCTGGGGAAGGCCATAGAAGCGGCCATGGGCATCGATGCCATCTCGTATCTCGACCTCATGCAGATCAGCGACAAGTTCACGACCGCAGAGATGGAGGGGAAGCTCCTGAACATCTGCGGAGAGACGGGCACAGGGGTCTTCGGAGGGCGTGTCCGCTCGGACGGCCAGCTGCTCAAGAAGATCTCCGAGGGAGAGACCGTCACGGTACAGCGCAAGAATCAGAGGCCGTTCATGATGAAGGCCACCGCCAAGCTCCTCTTCCTCACCAATTCAGTTCCCAACTTCGGGGACACGACGTCCGGTATCTACCGCCGTCTCTACATCATCCCCTGCCGTCAGAAGCAGAAGACGGAGGACCGCATCTATGACAAGCTCACGGACGAGGAGGCGGTGTCATGGCTGGTCAACCAGGCTCTGAAAGGCTACAAGCGCTTCGTCAAGAACGGCAACAAGTTCGACGTGTCCGCCGAGATGGAGAGCGAGAAGACCGCGTTCAGGACACAGGAGCCCATCCAGGACTTCATTCTGGAGAAGTTCGGGACCCTGGACGTCACGGCGGTCCACGTGGGCCTGCTGCATACGAACTCTGTCAACGAGGTCTATCAGGAGTACCGCGTGTTCATGGATGACTCCGGCGGGAAGGCGCTGGACATCCGCAAGTTCAGCGAGAAGTTGCGCAACGAGTACGGCCTGTCCTCGGGACGCAGGCACATCAGGAGATGCGACGGAGGGGACACCACGGAGGCGTTCTTCGTGGAGCCCGGGTCCGATCTGGACGCCAACAAGAGCAGGAGGAAGGGGGCGGGAGAATGAAGGAGGACATGAAGCGTCATGTCGACACCTGGACCGTCGAAGAGGTCGTGGAGACAGTCCACGGCATCCCTATAATCGAGATGGCCGGGAGCACCTATGTCTACAACGGCAGGTGGTTCGAGAAGGTCGAGTACCCCGATATCCGTCTCCTGCTCATCAAGGTCATCCGCGAGTACTATACGGCGTCGTGCGCCTACGACGTCCCCGAGCAGATCAAGTTCGAGGTCATCGAGTTCCTGCGCAAGAAAGGCCATCTCAGCGATCTGAGCGACCTCCCGCGCGACATCGTCGAGCTCGGGGGCGAGGATTGCATCAGGTTCGGACCCGTGAGACCCGCTGAGGGCGAGGAGACGGGCCGTTACATCCTTACGGACGCGTACCTGCGCGAGATGGGCGACCTCGGCGTGTTCTGATAGCATGTACACGCTGATGGAGCACCAGAAGACAGCCATCTTCATGATGGACGCCAACCCGTCGATGGGATGTTTCTACGCACCCGGTCTCGGAAAGACCGCGATCGCCCTCCACTGGACGCTCGCGGCGCTGAAGGACGGCAGGATCGACGACGCGCTGATCGTCTGCCCCGCCTCGCTCGTGCCCAATTGGGAGGCGAACGTGGAGAAGATGGCGATGTTCGAGGGTGTGACGCCCTCCGACGTGGTCCTTCTGAAGGAGAAGGTGACGATCAGGTCGTTCCAGAAGACCTACAGGGTCACGAAGAGGACGATTCACCACAAGAACGGCGAGGAATCGGTCAAGGAGGACTTCTCCCTGCGCGATGACGTGGACAAATTATGGGGAGCGGTGATGATCGACGAATCCCAATGCATCGGGTCGTACAAGAGTAGGCAGACGAAGGCCTGTCTGACCCTCGCCAGACTTGCGAAGTACCGCTACATCTTCTCGGGAACGCCCATTTCGGGCTCCACGAAGGCCGACGGGAAGGACTATGCCAAGCTCTACGGGCAGTTCAACTTCCTCCACCCCGGATTGTTTCCTTTCTGGACCGTGTTCTGCGAGGATTTCGTCATCTCGTATGACAGTTGGGGCAAGCCGAGGCGCTACAACGAGCCTGCATGCGAGGGATTGATGGCAGAATACGCTATCGCGGCCCGTCTGGAGGATTGCGTGGACATGCCGGACCGCACGGAGACCGTCATCCCGTGCGAATTGAAGGAGAAGAAGATCTATAAGGACATCATGGAGGGCCGCATCGAGCAATACGGCATCGAATTGGCCAGTGCGGGAGGCCAATACCGTAAGGTCCTGCAGGTCTGCAGCGGGTTTCTGAAGCGCAAGACCGACACGCTGACCCTGAAGACGTCCAAGGACGCTGTTCTGGCCGACATCATCGACGGAACAGACGATAAAATAGTCGTTTTCTGCAATTTTAGAGCCTCGATCGACCGTTGTAAGGCGATTTGCGAGGATAAAATGCGGAAAACGGTGGTTTTCGACGGCAGATCCGCAGGACCGACGTGGAAGGAGTTCCAAGAGGGCGATGCGGACGCGATCGTGCTCCAATATCAGGCAGGAGGGGCTGGATTGGACCTGTATGCGGGTCATACGATGGTTTTTTATGAGCCTACGTTGTCCGCACTCTTGTTGGAGCAGGCCAAGGCGCGCATATATCGCAAAGGACAGACGCAGAAGTGCCTCTACTACTACCTGAGCACCCCCGATTCACTGGAATCCGACGTTCTGGACTCGGTCCGCAACGGAGTGGAGGTCACGGATGACGTCCTGTGCAGATTGGCGCACGGAAGGCTCCGAGGAAGGTGTCGAGATGAACTACCATGAGCAGAACATGCTGAACCATTGGTACAATGAGCGCCTGTACGACAACAAGGACTGCGTCGCGCCGTTCTTCCGGGGCTACACCGAGGAGGACATGGGTAAGACGACCCTCGGAAGGACCTCCTTTCATTACGATACCTCCAAAAGGAGGTATGGAGTCATAGTTCTGCACCCATCGCTCAAGAAGCACAGGATCCTGATGGAGGGAGTGCTGTGGCACGAGTTCTGTCATGCCTGGGAATGGAGCGAGGACGCCACTACCGGCCACGGATCGGCCTTCAAGAAGCGCGAGAAGAGCAATAAGAGGCTGTATTTCTACGATATCCTCGCGAAGCTCGCCTGTCCGTTCATTCGTTGAGACTATAACATTTTTATTTGCACCAAACATATAAATATGGTGCAAACATATCCTACTTCAGCGCCTAAGCAAAGTGGCGCAGGAGATAGGAAATGGCAGAAGAAGAGAAGAAAGGGCTCATTCCGCCTCAGGCTGTGAAAGCGGCCGAGAAGGCGGCTTGTGAGACCATGCCTGCAAGCACTGCGACGGGGATCCCCAAAGAGATCCTCGAGATGGAGTTCGATCCCAGGATCATGCAGAAGATGAACCTGCTCAGGCAGGAGGTCGTGAAGCTGAACTGGGTTCCCGACGGCATGATGGTCGTTCAGGGAAGATCGGTCTCCTACATCACCATCAACAAGGTCAAGGCGAACCTCGCACCCGTCCTGGCGAAGGTCGGGGTCGAGCTGAACCTGTTCTATGATGCTCCTGAGAAGCTGCCCGGCATCGGCAACATGTCGCAACAGTGGAAGGTCGCCCTGTACGGCAGATTCATCGACTGCGAGTCCGGTGCCAGTGTGCTGACCCGCACATACGGCGTTTCCGCGGATTCGGGAGACAAGGGACTCAAGAAGGCTCACACCAGCGCCCTCGGCGTATGGCTGTACTCCCAGTTCCTGCTCGCAGACTTCACGGACTCGGCGGACAACGAGGAGGACATCCCCGTGTTCCGCATGAAGAACCCTCAGGAGGTCGAGGAATGCCGTTCCAAGATACAGGAGCACGCCGTCAAGCCTGCGACCCCTGCGAAGCCCGCCAAACCCGCCGTGAAGCCCAAGGAGGCCCCTAAGGTATCAGAGGCTCCGAAAGAGCCTGAAGAGGCTCAGAAGGCCCCAGAGGCCCCCGCAATGGCCGATGCACCGAAGACGGAGGAGAAGGTCGAGGAGAAGAAGAAGAAGGAGGAGACGGGCACCATGAACGCCCCCAAGTCCGATTTCAAGCCCTCCGCCATCCAGCAGAGGGCGATCGACAAGATCGTCGGCGAATGGACGCAGGCCGCACAGGAGGGCAGGATCTCTCCTGAGGCGTTCAACAGAATGAGCGTCTCGTGCGCGTCCATGTCGTCCAAGGCCGAGGCCACCAAGTTCATCGAGAACTTCAGGGAGGTCAAGGAATGAGGACCTTCGAGGGCCCCTCCTGCCCGTTCGAGATAGACGGGAGGCGCATCCGCACGGACGGCAGCGTCCAGCACAAGGTGTCGGGGACCTCGATGGCAGGGATCCTGGGGCTGTCGCCCTGGTCGTCCCCGTTCCAGGTGGCGTGCAACCTGCTGGGGCTCTGTCGCGAGGACATCTCCGGCAAGCCCGCCATCAGGACGGGGCAGATCCTAGAGCCTGTGGTCATCGACTACCTGGACAGGAGGTACCCCGAGAAGGGCGTGTTCCTCCCTGCCGAAGAGGTCTTCGAGAAGCGCGAGGGCGACCACGACGCATGGGTGTCGGATTTCGCCGATCCCGTGTTCGCGGGGCACGTCGACGGAATCGTGATGTCCAGAGACGAGAACGCCGAGGAGCGCATCCTCGAGATCAAGACGTCCAGCAACATGGACTCATGGGTCGACGGCGTGCCGGTGTACTACTACTGGCAGGTCGCCTTGTACAACGAGTTCCTGACCCAGAAGGACAACGCCTTCGTGGGGCTGGGCATCGTCAACATGGACACCTACCGCGATCCGCAATCGTGGGTTCCGTGCGACCGCAACGTCATGCTGTTCGACATGCAGATCGACCGCGCGGACGTACGGGCCAAGATGGAGCAGATCCGTGATTGGTACAGGGAGTACATCCTCAAGGGCGTGACCCCCGAGTACGACCCTGAGAACCCGAAGGACGTCGAGATGTTCGACTTCATCAAGGGCCTCGCGGACGACATCGAGGACGTACGCACCGACGTGGACGAGCTGGACCAGTGCGAGAGGGAGATCGCGGACATCGAGGAGCGCAACAAAGCCGTCTACGAGAGGCGCGATATCCTGAAGGACCGCATCAAGCAGTACATGGTCTACCACAGCATGAGCGCTGTGGACGGCTCGTCGAAGACGGCGACCCTGAGTAAGCAGGTCCGCACCATGCTGGACAAGAAGCTCTTGCTGGAAGACGGTATCGACCCCGAGAAGTACTCGGTCAAGTCCGAGACAAACATGTTCAAGATGAAGAAAAGGAAATGAACTTTACACATCGCAAAGAAATGTAAAGTTGTGTAAAGTTGGATGAAAAGTTGAAAGGAGAGTAAAGGAAATGGCATTCAAAGCAACAAAATGGGCACTCAGCAACATCGACATCGACCCCGACGCACCTATCGAGTACATCCAGCCCGAGCCGGGCTACCAGTACCTCCAGATCCTCGGAGCGAGTTGGGACGAGAACACTGCCAGATACAGTCTGGACCTCAAGAGCCTCACCAACGAGGCCGAGTTCCGCCTGACGTACTTCTTCAGCGACAAGGACGACAAGTCCGTGCCTCCCAAGCTGACCAACAGGAAGCAGATGGGAACGATCGCTTCCTTGGGCAAGGCCCTCGCCGGAGTGAACATCAGCATCCCTCTGCCCGAGGACGTCATCGGCGGAGTCGTTCTTGCGGACGTCTCCATTACGGAGTCTGAGAAGGACGGCAAGATTAGGCACTTCGCCCGCGTCTACAAGTTCGAGCCGGTCCCCGAGGATATCGCTCTGTCCTATTCTAACATCGACCAGTACTATACCGAGGACGAGGAAGAGACCGCACCTGCGGAGGGTACCGAGGAGTGAACCCGAGGGCCCGTAAGGGCCCTCCCAAGGGTTGATGCGGAATGGGAACATATCTGCTGACAGCTACGGTCCGCGAGGACGCCATCGGCGTGAGATACGTCACGATGCGCGCCGAGTGGGAGTTCCCCGTGGGACTCAAAGTAAAGGTGATGATCGCCCGTCATCAGGACATCGACTCCAACGTGATGGACATGTTCACCGCCTTCGTCGTCAAGCGCGGTCGCGGCACGGCGTTCAATATACCCAAGAAGGAGGTCACCGACCTGACCGCGGGTACGTTGGTGGACATGATGATAGAGGTCGACGACAAGGAGAGGAGGCGTCTGCTTGACAACTCCTGAAGGCATCATCAAGAAGGACATAAAGCACGCGCTGGATCAGGCGGGCGTATACTGGACGATGGTCCCCGGAGGCGCGTTCGGACGCAACGGTGAGCCCGACATGATCGCCTGTTGCGACGGCCGCTACATCGCGATAGAGGTCAAGACTCCTACAGGCGTCCAATCGGACTGGCAGAAGCTCCGTCAGTCGCAGATAGAGGGCGCAGGAGGCATCTATGTCCTCGCGAGGGGCGTGGATGACGTGATGGAGGTCATCAGCGATGTTCGGAAAGCGTAAGCGCATGGAGTTCCCGCTCAGCCATGTCTCGGTGGAGACCAGGCTGTTCGACGGCGACCCCGACACCAAGGTGGTCTGTGTCGGCTTCGAGAGCGAGTCGAAGGAGCATGCGGGCATCCTCCTGACTCCCGAAGGCCTGCAGGAGCTCGTGGAATACCTGCAGGAGTACCAACGGTCCGTCCTGTCCTTCGGCAGAAGGGCCTAAACCTTTTCTTTTTATATCACGGGGGACAATCAGGATAGCATCATGGCAGATCCTGACCCCGAACTCGGAATCACTTATTGCACGCTCGAGGACATAGAGGACGTGCTGGACCTGCCCGACCACTCGTACCCAGGGGAGACGCTCCGCTTCAGCGATACATCCCATCCCAGAGCCGATTACGTCGTCAAGCTGATCAAGTCGTCCGAGGAGCAGATCGACAGGATGCTCCATACGTCTTGGAGGGAGGTGCGTGTCAAGGACCGCATCAAGAACTTGGACAGGCCGGAGCATGACGAGCTCACATGGAGGTCCGAGATGGTGGCACGCGGGGGAATCTCTGTGATGCTGTCCAAGGACCTGAGGCCGTGGGACCCCACGAAAGGCGATAAGATGGAGATGCGTCGCCGCTACACCAACGCATGGGTGGACATCTCGGAGTGGCCCGATATGGACGAGGAGGAGGCTGGGACGGGCCGGAAACTGGCCTGGTTTGACGAACACGCCGGCATCCTCTATATCCGCCCGAGGCTCATCTCCCCCAGATTCAATTCGCTGAGGATAACCTATCGCTACGGGAAGACGGAACCTGTCCCCGAGGCGATCCGCAGGATGTGCACCCTCATGGTGTGCATCCAGATCCTGAAATCCCAGGCGTTCTACATCAAGGTGGGACAGGGCGGCGATATCGCCTCCATCCGTCAGGACTTGATCCGCGGATGGCAGGAGGAGATCAACGACATCCGTTCGTCCTATCAGCGGACCTGCTCTGTCGTAGGGTTGTGGTGATCATGGACATACTCGACCAGGTCGACGATCCAGTGATCTCCGACCTGCTGTTCACGGACGATGCGAAGCTGGTGATGGACCTCCTCAAGGACAACTGGCCCGCCACACCGGGACAGGACCCGCCCGTGTTCATCTACGAGCTGGAGCAGATGATGGCCAACGCCCGCGGCGGAGCCATCGCAGTCTATCCCGTGTCCACGACCGAGCAGGTCGCATCCTGCGATTACAGAACCGTCACGCGGAGGCCGAGGGTATCCATCCTGATCTCGTGCAGGTACAGGGAGCAACTCATGCGGTACATGCGCATCGTCTACGCGATCCTGATGCGCGTCCGCCGTTCGGGGGTCTGCCGTCTGGGTCCGTACACGTATCTGGAGATCAACAACCGCAGGGTGCGCACTGACACCAACGGATGGCATCAGGCGAACATCGACATCACACTCACGGGATGGCACATTCCGCTGGTGGAGCCGGGACTATGATTATAAAGCACACAGGAGATGCGAAGAACATGAAATTCGAATCGGAGGCGAAAGAATGACAGGCGTACGCTATTCGATCGCCATTGCGAAAGAGTCGGGCATCGGAACCGAGGCCACAACGGGTTGGGTGTCCCTGCCTCCGGGCAGCTTCATGTCCAGTACCCATAATGCATCCACCAACACTGTCTTCGGTGCGGGATCCAAATACTTCAACACGCAGTCCTACGGGCGCGTATCCCTGTCGTGGGAATACACGTTCGTCCTGGACTATGACAACCTGGCGCCTCTGTTGATGATTTTCGATACATACGATTTCTCGTCGAACGGAGACGGTAAATCCAATACACATTCGCTTTCGTTCGCCAATAATAAGAGGCCTCCGACATTCACCATCAGGAGGAAATACCTCAATAGGATAACCGCCGCCCCCAACCAGAAGCTTCACGATGAAACATATGTCATGACCGGATGCGTGGCCAAGTCGTTGAGGATCTCCTGGTCCAACAGCTCATCTCAAGCCAATGTGACCATCTCGGGATTCGCTCTCAAGGATTACATAGACACGACCGATCTATCCGACACAGACTTCGAGGAGTACGACGGCGATCTGGCCGAGTTCGCATGTCTGTTCATCGGAGATAACTACGTTGCCAATGTAGAGTCTCTGACGATCGGGATAGACTTGAGCACGACTGCGGTCTACACGACCTGCACTCCGTTCCCTGTGAACTACTACGCTGGGACGATCAGCAATCAGTTCGGATTCACATGCTATTCCAACGACCCGCTGAGATACAAGGCGCTCGTATATACGGGAGGACAGGATGTCAGCAATGCGAAGGACGGTACCACTGCCAAATATACGCCGATGTGTAAGAAGAAAGCCCCGATCCCCCAGATGCATGTGAAGATCTTCAACACCTGCAAGAAGGACGGAGAAGCTATCGCGGATACCGTTGGAAGGGCGACCAAGTCGATCATGTTCGACATCACGGATTGCATCGTCAAGTCCGCCACATGGCAGAAGGGAGACGGAGGCAGACTCCTCGACCAGATGTCCTCCGCGGAATGCAAGAAGATCGGAATGACCATCGTGAACGATCACGACAAATACTTCTAAACAGATTGAAAACACGTTTCAGGAGCAGGATGAATATGGCACTTGGAGATCTGGTATTGGATATGAGCAAGTACGGAGGACAGGGGCAGGTCGTCGTCGGCAAGCCCACCTTCCGCAGGAAGAGGGAGAAAGAGAATGCGGCCGCACGTGCTTTGAAGTTCGAGAACTCACAGCTCGTGGCGACAGAGCTGGCGATAGGCGATATCGATACCATCGCTCACCTCGCGTACGTCAAGTCCGCACCCTTCACCACCTCGTTGGACAGTCTGGAACCGTTCTATGATTACTGCGACATGCTCGACGCGGGACGTCTGGGGGCCGCAGAGGAGTTCTGGAACGACCTGTCCGAGGCGATAGATAAGATCGAAGCGGGGGCCACGCACCCTTTGGACTGATCTGCGCATCCGACCCCGATATGGAGTTCGGACTCCACATCTATGAGTCCGACCTGGAAGAGGGGACGCTTACGGGACCTTCTGCCCTGGTATACGGGTATGGGATATACCTTATGGGCGGAGGGACCCCAGAGGGGTTCGAAGACCTGACCGAAACGGACGTGCAGATCCTGATATCCACATATACCGGCGTACAGATGCGGAACACGAGCAGGATACTCAAGGGGATATACACGATGTTCGGAGGGAGAGACGAATGACCGACGGCGATGGGACGGTAACGATCGTCCTCAAGTTCACGGTCGATGAGGACAGTATAGACGAAGCCAAAGAAAAGGCCAACCAGATCCTCCATGAGGGGCTGGGCATACCAGTCAACACGGAAGTGGTTCCAGGGAGGGGCTCGGAAGCGGACCCTAAGGCAGACGAGCGCAGGTCCAAGGACGCTTCAGCAGAGCTCTCCACACTGGTCAAGGAATACGTCAAGGAGAACAAGCGCGAACTGACTGTCAAGGCCATAAAACAAGGCGAAATCGCCATATCATCGTCCCTCAAGAAGGGATTCGGCATCGTTGAAGACATCTATGCCCGCATGAGGTCCGCATCCCCTCTCCTACAGTCTATAGAGTCGTTGTTCAACCTCGCTATGACTCTGTTCTTCATGCCGTTGGGCAATAAGCTTGGCGAGGTCATCCTTCCCGCTACGATCGAGCTCGTGGACAACGTCGTAGGGCTGTACGAGAAGTTCGAGGGTAAGAGTCTCGGGGATATCCTCAGTATCATGCTCTCCGAGGGGGTCAGACTGTTCGCCAACTACTTCAATGATATCGGGGCGAAGCTGAAGGACCAAGGGGGCCTGTTGTATGGCATCGGAGAATTGCTCGAGACTCTTGGGGCCTTCATCCAGGGGCCGGGAATCGCTGTTCTGAATACGATTCTCGGAGTCTCATCATATGTATTAGGTCATTTGAAGGAGTTCATCTCGTTGTATATCGGTCTCAAGACCGCCGAGCTCGCCATGCAGGCCACTGGAGCTCTCGGATGGATCGGAGCCAATGCAGCCATATTCACCGCAGCTGCGGCTATAACAGCCGGCGGGCTGTCGTATCTTGGGATGTCCGCAGCCGGTATGGCATCGGGAGGAGAAGTCAAGGCCACGCCGGGCGGACAACTCAGAGTGATCGGAGAGGGCGGAGAGGATGAATACATCGTCCCGAAGAGCCAGGCTCCCGACTTCGCATCCAAATTCGGCGGGTCATCTGCGCAGATCATCAACAACTTCTACGGATACAATGAGGACCAACTGATCCAGAAGGTCAATGACACGATCAGCCAACAGATCTCCCAGAGCAGACTCAGGAGCGGGATCTGATGATAGACAGAGGTTGCACGGGTACCCTGAAGATACGCAGAAGAGACGACTCGACCACGGTCATCAAGCTGCCGTACATCAAGTCCATCGTCACTAGTGTCACTGCCAGTCTTACAGAGATCTCGACGATAATCTATGGATATCGTAACAATTTCTGCATGGACCTCGGTACCAGCCAGACCATCACTCTCAAGCTGGAACGTGTCAATCCGATGGATTACAACGACCGCTCGACCGACCCTGAGATGTGGTCCAACGGGAAATGGTATAGGTGGTTCGAGGACCAGCTGGATTTCTGGCAGAGCTTCGGGAGGGATTACGATAGCGGGGCCCTTGTAGGCGGATTTACGCTGGAGCTCCAATCCCCTGATACCGAGTTGTACCCGACGACCAGATACAATGTGTTCATGTCGGGAGGCCTCAACATGAACTATTCCAATCTGCAGGTCATTTCCTTTTCTCTACCGTTGCAGGTCTCTCGTATGTCCGGGTCCACCGCACAGATAGAGCAGGTCAGGCTCACGTTGAAGACCGAGAATGCACTGGTGCCCTCGGATCCCAAGACCATGCCATATGATGTGCCGAAGGGATTCGAGGTCGGCACGCCCTCTCTCCCGAGCGGATGGGAGGAATACCAGCCCGGAAAGAGATTCAGAGGATGGCTCGGGTTGTTCAACCAGAGGTATCTGGTCGGGACTTATCATTCCTGGACCGAGCCCGAGACGTTGAATGCAGAGTGGATCGGAGCGGTGCTGGTCAAGACATACACGATTGACGATCACATGGAAGAAGCGAACAATCTGGTGTCTGTTACAGGGAAGCCCTTCGGAACAGGCTCCATCAACTTCAAGGATTTCGAGTTCGAAGTTCCTGCCGGTGTGACTCGTGTGGTCGCGTATGGAGTAGGCGGAGGCGGAGGTGCAGGAGGCGGATCGATCAACACACTCCCCGCAGGATCGTACACGCAATACTACTGTGGAGGAGGCGGCGGTGCTGGGGAGGGGAAGTACAGCGCCGAAGAGACTGTGAGTAAAGGCGATAAGATCACCATCACACTCGGGAGAGGCGGATGCGGAGGCATAACGGCACGCGATACCGTTTTCAGAAGCAATGGCCAGGATGGTAAGCCTACTATCGTGAAGCTCAACGGAACCCCCATCCTCACCTGCAGAGGAGGTGCGGGAGGTCGCGCGACTAAGGGCAAAGGCGAGGGCCGTATATTCGTCGGTGCAAGCGGAGGTCAGACCTATGTGAAGGGTGGAGATTCCACCGAGAGCGGTATCGGGCAGGATGGGTCGTATTCCAAGCCCAACATCGCACTCAATGTAGGAAAAGGAGGAAGCCCCCACTTCGGAGGTACCACGCTCCGCAGGTCCCAAGGTGGAGCAGGGGGCGGAGCAGCCGCATTCCGTTACAACTTCAGCGTTGGGAGCACATGGTATCCTCCGGGGTCCGGTACGACATTTTACGAGTCCAAGGGCGGAGACGGTCTGGACCCGTCAGACAACGATAATATCAGATTCGCCACGGACGGTGTGTTCGGCGGTGGAGGGGGATCCGGTCGTGTGGATACGCATAACGATGATGGCCGTCTCTCTGCTTGGATAGACGGGGAGGCCACATATAAGACGATAGACGATATGGCGGGCTTCGGCGGATACGGGGCCGTGATCCTCGTATTCTATAACGAGGTGTGAGCATGGGGGAAGAGTTCGGAAGACTCAGGCTGGAGGATCCGAGGTCGGGCGGTTACGCGTTCGATTTCGGAGTCGTCACGAACATCTCGGAGAGCTTCTCCAAGTCCTGTACGACCACTCCGTTGGCATCCCTGTCCATGGAGAACGCGTTCTGCATAGAATCGAAGACCTCCAAGATCTTCACGATCAGATTTACGCGTGTACAGCCTCAGAATCCTTCCACGACGGGTGCAGACAGCACCAGGTGGCCCAACGCCCTCTGGTACACCAGACTCATGAGCTCCTTATCCAGGTGGCAGTGCAAGACCGACGGGTACCGTTTGACCTTCACTCCTGCGGGAGACAACCCATATATAGCGCCCATTCCGGGAACATCCGGGTTGGATAAGGAGACGGGGTATATCCGCAACGTGCAGATCCAGTACGATGCGGGGAACAGCACCGTCCTGAGTGGAACGTTCGAGTTCCATGTGGGCACCATGTATGTCAAATCAGCTCCGCCCGAGGGCACGGAGTACCGCATGCAGAGGAATTTCCAGATCACCATGTCGAACTCCAGGGGCCAGTCGCCGTGCATCCTCCTGGGGACGAACAGCGATGGGACAGAGATCAACTGTATCGATTCCTACACGATGTATTCGGGGCCTGAGAATCCGTTCGAATACATCGTGATGAAGATCCCCCGCAAGAAGCTTGCGCAGGTAGCGCCCTCGCTCATCAACGGCAATTCCACGGACATCGTTGCGGGGAAGAACACCCTTGTCGTGTCCGCCGTCGGAACATCGTTCATGACCGTTTCGAAGGTCAAGATGGATGGTGACACGGTCACCATCACAGCATACTGCAATGCAGAGAAGCTCCGCGGATACACATTGACCAACGGGGGAAACAAGACCCCGAAGGGGTGGATCCTGGACATCCTTACCACATCCAATTACGGCGTGAACTTCACCGGCAATCTGATTCAGCAATTCGATGATGTCGAGAGCAACAGGATAGGGATGCTCAGATTCAATCCGGGAACCCAGGTGTGGACCGTTCTGCAGGTCGCGGCCATGTGCGTGGGGGCGAGAGTCTTCTTCACCGACAACAAGGCCTACGTGGTCGATTACAGGTATGTCGGAGCGGGTGTGAAGGACTACGGGAAAATAGACCTCTATCCTCAGACAGGCGACTTCACATACAGGTCCAACATAATCGGCAAAGTCAATCTCGGAGACGAGGGAGTGGATACGATCATCAACTCCATGGTGATCAGCTGCTCCACGCCCGAGATGGACGGCGATAAGTATGCTGGAGGGGATGGGTATACCGCTCAGACATTCAAGACGTACAAATACACTGCTGTGGACGCTCTGTCCGTACGGGCATTCCAGGAGAAGGTCGCCAACACCGTGAATCTGCCCGAACTGGTACAGAACGATCCGGAACACATGCCCAAGGAAGAGGAGAAACCGGGCACGGGTGAGGAAGGCGGGGATACGGGCGGAACCGAAGGGGGCGAAGGAACGGAGACGGAGCCGAAGAAGGAGTTCACGCTCTACGACCAGGCCGCGATGTTCGCTTCGAACTACCTGTCCTACAGGTCCGAACCCCAGCAGTCAGTCTCCTTCACGTTGAAGGAGATGCGCATGGTGAACAACGAGCCTGCATGGCATCCGTTCTTCACTCCCGCTTCCGTCGCCAGTGCGATCTCTGACGAGGCCGACGACATCTATGTGGACAACATCTCCGTCCTTCGCGACACGGCGGCCACGCAGAAGCTGGTGCTGTCCTCGTGTGAGAGATCGTATCCGAAAGGAACATCGAAGTACACGTGGGGCGTCATGAGCTCCATAGATCTCGCCAGTTCGACGAGCCAGATAAATACCAACCTGAACAACATCTCCTGATGCTGTCCAGGTTGTAAACCGTTTACTCTCTTATCGCCAGCAAGAACATCGCGATCATCGCTATGAGCGCGATCGCGACGATCAGAATGGCTATCCAGGAGCCATAGCCCGGCTCTCCAGTATCGGGAGAGGTCACTTTCACGTAGCATGGCTTGAGGACGAGGTCGTATGTCATTCCGATCCCGTATCCCGGATAGTACTTCAACCCGTCATCGCCCAGCCAATAGATGAACTCGTATCCCTCTTTCTCGGGACCATCTCTGATCTCGATGTACCCGTATTCGCTGGACGTGTCGACGAAGGCTATGCCGTCGCCCGTATACAGGATCGTGTATGTCTCGCCATCCGCCTCTTCCGCCATCAACGGCACAAGGCAGACCATCAGAAGTATCGGTATCACCAATAGTTTCCTCATAGTCGATATATCGACTTCCTTGTATATGTAGTCTTCCGATGCCTTTACCTAGACCGATTGCATCACCTCGGATATGAGCAGGCATCTCCAGATGGATCTGACAGGGCAGAGGTACGGCCACCTGAGGGTGATCGACCGCGCATCGAATCAGGGGAGCAAGGTCTGCTGGAACTGCATTTGCGATTGCGGGACCAGAGTGACCGTTCAGAGCTTCAATCTGATTCTCGGATATACGATCTCCTGCGGATGCTATCGCAGGGAGCGGGCATCCCAAGTCCATTCGAAGAAATAAGCGAAATCGACCGATTTATAAACTTCGCATAAGATGAAGTATGCATGGATGTATATTTCACATTCGACAAGGCCACCAGGACCCTGTCGAGCGATAGGAAAGCATACGCCGGACAGGTGTTCGACTCGAACTCCACGGTGCTCCATTTCAGGCTCCTGAACAACGGGGATGAATGGGATTTCACAGAAGAGGGTTTCGTGCCGAATATCGTCTTCGACGTCTGCGACGAGAGAGGATTCCCCTTCGTCTACGGCCTGAACACTTCGCCGCTCTTCGACGGATTCACGCTGGAGGTTCCGTTCGACATCACCTCCAGAGCAAAGAGTGCGAGAATCTCCTTTCAACTCTGGTTCATTGCAGCCAAATACCAGGACACCTTTGACGGCACGCCCAATGGTATGCTGAGGACCGAGTACCTCCTGAGCGCCACTGCAGGCATCGCCATCAAGCCCTCCTGCGTCAAACCGCCCAAGTGCGGATGCGGCGACTTGCCTTACAGTCCTGCACTTGCACCTAGCATCGCGGGGCCGATAGAGTTCTATAGAGAACATGCGGTCCTCATCCCTATCGAGGCTACCCAGCCGCTCAACGGCTCTGGTATCGACCTCACAGTTCACTCCCTGAGCGGCCAGTGTCAAACCACCCATCTCCCCGTGGCGACGGTGGACCTCAACGGTCACGTCAAAATCGACAACCTCCCCACCGGCAACCAGCCCGGTCAGATCCCCAAGCTCGTCGGTCCGATCATGAAGGACCAGGCGCTCGTCTACGGCCAGGTCGAGACGCAGTTCGGCTACGTCAACGGCTTCGTCGGTGCCGACCTGGCGGTCGCCCTGGAGTACGTCCCCATCGAGGAGAACGGCAATAAGACCAACAGACACCTCCTGCAGCTCAAGGCTCCCAACGGCAAGATTCTGAGTACCGTCGACCTGCCCATCGAGAACGTTATCAAGGGTGCCGAGTACAGGGTCGAGGAGAGGGCCATCTGGTTCCACTTCGAGAATCCCGAGCTCGACTTCTCCATCCAGTTGGACGACCTCGTGGACCTCTACAAGGGAACCCCCGGGGAGATCGTCATCTCCACCAACGGCACGCCCACCGCAGGCGTCGCCACTGCGTACAAGATAGGTCTGGACCCGTCGTTCAAGTCCAACGTCGACGAGCACCTCGGCGACATCTACGACCCGCTGGCGGTCGCTCCCGGCAACCCTCACGGCATGACCAAGAGGACCATCGGCCTGGACGACGTGGACAACACCGCCGACAGGAACAAGCCTGTCTCCGTCGCTCAGGAGGCCCGCATCAAGGAGGCCGAGGGCAAGGCGGCCAGGGAGCTGGAAGCGGCCCGCGTGAAGCTGGACGAGAGGATCACCGGCGTCGAGGCGGAGTCCCGCGCGAAGGACGTCGCCCAGGACGAGGCGTTCAACCTCCTCAAGAGCGACTTCCACGTCTGGACCACTACCACCGATGATACGCTCAATTCCATCAAGGAGACCGCCGTCAACAATCTGGAGGAGGCCAAGTCCTACACCAATGCGCAGCTGATGACCAAGCAGGACAAGCTCAGCGCAGGCAAGGGCATCAGCGCGGAGAAGCTCGCCCTCGGCGTCGTCGAGTACAACGGTCCGTCCATGTCCGTCGACTCCACCCTTTCGAGTGAGTCCACCAACGCTGTGCAGAATGCGGTCGTGACCAAGGCTCTGGCCAACAAGCAGGACAGACTCATCCCCGGCGAGAATATCGCCATCTCCGACAGCGGGGTCATCAGAGCCACCCTCCCCGCAATCACCGTCGACAACATGCTCAGCGGCATCTCCGAGAACCCTGTGCAGAACAAGGTGATCACCCGCGCCCTGGACCTCAAGGCCAATAAGGGTGAGGGCGTCGGCATATGGAAGGGGGCGCAGAATGAGAACGGTGTCGGTGTGTCCGAGTATCTCTACAACACCGGCGACGTCGTGGTCTACGACGATGCGCTCTACATCTCCAAGGTCGACAACAACTGGCACCACCCCGATGACGAGACCTGCTGGGCCGTCGTGAGGGGCGGAGCGGTGTCCCAGATAGTCGGCATCACTCCTGCCACCTATATCGGCGTGTTCGGAAACGAGACCGACACGGAGTATGTGCTCACCCATGGACTCAACAGCAGGAACCTCGTGTTCTCGTTCATCACGAATGACGACCGCCACGAGTTTATCCAGGCCCGCGTCTGGTCGCCGACCCTGAACACCATCCGCGTCAGGTTCACCTCGCCTCCCGGCACCAATAGGATAATCGTCAACATCATCAAGGCGAGGACGGTCAACCCGTCCGCGTCCCAGGACTTCCCCCTGGTGGTCAATGTGGACACGCCCGCGAAGACGTGGACCTATTCCAACGAGACCGGTCTGCCTCTGTACGCCAAGGCGTTCGACGAGACCGGCAACGACATCAACGGTGACATTATCCAGAACAGCGGAACCGAGTTCGACCCCATCACCGTCACCTTCGCGGAGGCGCAGAAGGGTACCCTGTTCCTGGCCAGCACCACTGCCGACCTAGTGTATGAGGTGGAGCTGGACGGAACCCGGCCGTATGAGATCACCGGCCTAACCAATGACAAAGGCTACCTGGCTATGGCATTCAAAGACGGCGAGGGTCAGTCCTGGCTGGATATCCACCAGGAGGCCGGAAAGGTCACAATCGACGCGAATCAGGCATGGAAGGGCTTCGTCGCCCTCTATCCCGCCACAGGAAGCAAGAAGTTCACCAGGGCCGACCTTAAGAGGGTTACTCACGACGACGAGTCCTCTTACGAGCTGACCTACCAGCACAACAAGGGCAGGGCGGTTGGAGCGCAGCTCTACCACGCCGAGGGGCTGGGTATCGTGGACATGCACATCGAACCGAACGTCATTAAAGTGTATTTCAACCGTGAAATTGAGGGGACACTGTATATCATCTGAGGATTCAGAGACCGTCCCTGTAAACCTCTTCCAAACCCTTTAAAAAGCTCAGTATTGTTGAAGATTCTGAAATCTATGCAAGATAGATTCAAAGGAGTATGAACGTATGGCAGTTCAAGAGTTTTGGTCGACACTTGACCTTAAAAACAACATGCTGAAGAATGCCAGAGTCGAGAAGGTTGAGTCCCTCCCGACTGCATCCGATGCTAATGCCGGAAGAATCGTCTACACAGGCGGTAAATTCTATTACAGCAACGGCACCAAGTTCGTCGAGATCGCTGACGCTGAGGTTGTCTCGGACCTTTCCACAAAGGTCACGGCCCTTGAGGGAACGGTCGGAAACGAGGCCAAAGGACTCGTTAAGGATGTCGCAGACCTGAAGGCGCAGATCGGAACAGACGGAGAGGGAAACACTCTCGGAAAGAGGGTCGGAGACCTTGAGGATTCTGTTGGAAAGTCCACAGATGTCGCCAGTGCCACCGGCACGGTCTATGCGAGAATCGCTCAGAACAAGGCTGGTATCGAGGCCAATTCTACTGCCGCATCCAATGCCAAAGACGCTGCGGATGCCGCACAGGCGACTGCGAATGCTGCACAGTCGGCCGCGACTGCGAATGCTGGCGCAATCACGACCCTTCAGAGTCAGGTTACTGGCGAGGGCGGACTTCAGAAGAAGGTCGCGGCTCTGGAGATCACAGTCAATGACGAGACCACCGGACTCGTCAAGAAGGTCGCGAAGAACGCTGATGATATCGCAGCCGTCAAAAAGACCGCTGACGCAGCTGCTACAAAGACTGCCCTTGAATCGGGTCTCGCAGGCAAGGTGGATGTAGTCGAGGGCTCCAGGCTCATGACTAATGCCGAGGGGACCAAGCTTGCAGGTATCGCGGAGAATGCGCAGGTCAACGTTATCGAGAAGATCCTGTTCCAGGGCAATGGCGACTTGGTTGCAACCCCTCTGACAATCACGGATAAGGGAGTCACCATCAATGTTTCCGAGTATGCGAAGAAGTCTGATATCACTACTCTTTTCAAATTTAAGGGAACTGTTGCATCCGCAGCCGAGCTTGCAGCTATCACGAACCCTACTGAGGGAGATGTCTACAACGTTACTGCAGCATTCAAGGATGGAGAGAAGGTTTATCCTGCCGGAACCAATGTCGTCTACGTCAACGAGAAGGTCGGAGACAATTATCAGTCCAAGTGGGATGCACTCGGAGGACAGGTGGACCTTTCTGCATACGCTAAGTCTGCTGATGTCACTACCAAGCTCGGCGAGAAACAAGACGCCCTCTCTGAGACCCAGCTCAATGCCGTCAATTCTGGAATCACCGCCGCTAAGGTCACTGCATACGAGGGGTACGATGCCAGGATAACTGCTGCTAAGAGTGCGGCTGATGCAGCTCAGACCGCCGCCAACGAAAAGGTCGTCAAGAACGAGGCCATCACTGCCAGTGCCGATGCCAAGCTCGTCACTTATGATGAGAAGGGACTCGTTACCGGCGGAAGGGCCATCGCTGTTGCAGATATGCCTACCGGCATCCCCATGGCGAACATCAAGGACACCCTGCCTTATGCGCAGTCTCCTGTCATGGTCGAAGAGAAGACCGTGGCTGCTACTACTGATGCCGCAGTTACAATCGAATCCGGTATGACGACTGCGATGATCGCCCAGGTCTTTGATAATAGCAGCAATGTTGTGTTCTGTCAGACTACAATCACCGGAGCGAATGTCACTCTGACATTCTCTGGTAGTTTCCAGGGTGGAAAAGTCCGTATCGTCGGACTCCGCTGAAAAACATATTAAGGGGCCGAAAGGCCTCCTTCAAACCCTTTATAACCCAACCCTGCCATTGTCATCTAAGTGAAGGAACAATGTCTATCAATGGCGTCACCTTTTACAATGGAATATCCGTCAGTGGTCTGGTGAAGACCGCCAACGGTACGTCCATCGGCATCGTCACTACGATGCCGAGCGCCTCCACCAAGCTCAGCGGCGCTTCTGTCCTCTATATGGGGACCGATGGTACCAACTACCATACCAACACCGTTTACGAATGCACCGGCTCGGGTTCCTCGTGGACCTGGACCGCCAAGGGCAAGATGCTCGACCCCGATGTGTCCATCATTCAGCAGGGGGGCACCCTTACCAAACCGCTGAAGGTTACGGGAGGCGACCAGGCGACGGCGGGGAAGATCATGCTGGACCAATCTAACAAAGGTCAGATTACCGACAGCTCCACCGCGACGCTGTTCGGCTTCACATCTGGGAGCGTCCTCACCATCGGCAGCTCGCCGTACAGTACCGCGCTTCGCGGAAGCCAAGCGAGGCCCACATGGAACGGCAACAACATGGCGTTGCAGAGCGATGTCCACTCGGTGCTGAGCGCCAAGGCGGTGTCCGTCGCAGCCTCCGGCTGGTCGTCCAACACGAGCATGAGCGGTTACTCGTACAGGGCCTCCATCGCCATCACGGGATGCACGGCGGACCATGTGCCTGTGGTGACGTTCGACAACGCTCAGGCCGTGAGCGGCAACTACTGTCCTGTCGCCGAGACCTATGCGGGAGGGGTGTACATCTGGTCCAAGGTGAACACGGCGATAACGGTGCCGTCGGTGATCGTGGTCAAGCCGTGATGATGTGAGAAGAGGGGGGCCAAGAGGCCCCCTTAATTTTCAGCCCTTAACCCAGAGCCTGTATTGTGACCAACTGCCGCTTATTTCATCTTCCGAAGTATTCTGAATTGTAATCTCTTCTCCAGCAAGATCATACACTTTAGAGCCCTGTATGTAACAAAACTCACTTGATGTGTGAGAGTTAGCTACAGAAACTACGCCGTAAAATATACTAGCTGTCGCCCATTTAGGTACAATAGTACATACGCTATAATCCCTATAATTTATATAGAGATGATATTCAATGATGAACGTCCGCTTTTTGATAAGGTCGCTTATCTTTCCCTTATACACTACCCAATCATCGTCAGATGAGGTCGGAGCCTGCCACGCCCCCGTCCCATCCCCATTACTCGTCCACACCTGTCCTGATGTTCCATTGGCCTTAGGAATCAAACTGGAGTCGTCTGCTTTCCCCTCTACGACTGTCTGAAGTGCTGTCAGGTCCGATTGATTCGCCTTAGTGGCAAGGTCGCTCTGATTGGCTTTCTTCCCGACCTCTGTATTTGTAGCCTCTAGAGCGCTCTGGTCCGCCTTCTGTGCGAGTTCACCCTTCGTAGCCAGATCGGAGACGTCCTTCTGGGCGTTCGTGATGCCTTTCACGACAAAACACCCCCATTCCTTGAACACATACGGGTGGCCGTCGTGGACGAGAGTTTATAAGCTTGGTTCTGCATGAACGTGCATGAAAGGCATCATTAACGCCACAGTAATGGCTGCAGATGCGGTTCAGAACGCGGTAAAAATGCGGTTTCTGGGCGTAAAGCTGCAGAAGAAGGCCGTTTCTCAGCCTGGTCTCAGGCCCGATTGCGATTGCGCTAATTCGTCCACGACGGCCACCCGTATGTGTTCAAGGAATGGGGGTGTTTTGTCGTGAAAGGCATAACTAATGCGCAAGCAGATGCACTTGTCAATGCTGAAAAAGCAGATGAGGGAATTACCTTCACCTGGAAGAGTGGAAGAACCGAAACAGTCGAAGCAGGAGGGAGCGGAGTTCAATTCACGCTTAAGGTCACATATTCTGGAGCGTCTGATTGCTCGGGAATCTCGGTTACGGCTACTCCGACCTCTGGTGCAACGGCGACTGTACAGGGGGTTACGAACTCATCCGGAGTCGCATATCTCAGTGTCAAACAGAATGCGACATATAAGGTTACTTCCTCAAGGTCTGGGTATACATTCGCAACATCCCCCGAAGTCACCTGCTCCGACTTGACCACAGAAGTTTCGATACAGTGCTATGTTCCTGGAACAGTTACCGTAACCGTTACGGATGAGAAGGCTTCCGTCGTCGGGAGGAAGGTCACTGCTACAGCATCTGGTCAAACTGCCCGGACACAGACGGTGGCTGCAGGTCAGACATCTGTCGTGTTCTCGCTCCCCGCAGGCACATGGACGTTCGCAGTCGATCACCCCAGCGGAGCAACCGGTGGAGAATCCAAGACGCAGGTCGTCGCGAACAACGGCACATACTCATTGACGTTAAAGGTCATCTACAATCTGGTCTTTGGATTCCGCATCGCGGTCGATACCGCCGACCCATCTGCGAGAGTCACATATCCTCAGACCATCTTCGGTCAGACCAACGGTGCATACGGCAAGACGCCTGCATCGGGTACCGGTGCCAACTGCATGAACGATTGGGCTGGATGTGAGCTGATCTCGGGGATAAAGAGGCAGAAAGGTTCTGGATCCTCATGGACAGATATTGCAAATAACGCAGCTTGGCAATCAGGCAATTACGGATCGGATATAATAACCTACGTCCCGACATGGTATATGAAGATGACCAACGACGGGACGAACATAGACTGTGCGTTCTCTCAGGAGAAGATTGATGACACGTGGAAGGATTATGCGGGTTCTGTCGGCACCAACCATGTAGGTCATTTCCGTATAGGTTGTTTCGCGGGATATCTGGATGATAACACAGGCCGGGTATTGTTTCTATCGCAGGGTGGTGTTGCACCCACTCGGAACAAATCAATTACTGATTTCATCACCTACGCCAAAGCCCGTGGAACAGGCTACGACATCATGACCTGGTATCAGTATACATACCTCCAAGCCCTCGCAGTCTTACTTTACAAGTCTACGAACCTTCAAGCAGCTATGGCACAGGGTTACGTCAGCGGTTCGAGTGTACAGTCCGAGACTGCGCTGACATTCTCCAACGACTACGGCATGGCTGGTTCAACGAGCACAACGCAGCAGATGGCGTTCTTCTGGATCCAGAACCTGTGGGGCAACATGTATCAGTTCGTCGGAGGTGCGAAGACTGATTCCTCGTACAAGCTGATGACGTCGACCGGATATTCGTTCGTCAACGACAGCGATTTCGATAAGAAGTCTCTCGGTGGACCTTCGAGCAGTCTTGGCGGTTACATCAAAAAAGTCGTGGGAACCACAGATGCAGGATTCTTCCCTGCCGAATGCTCCGGCGCCGCAACCATGTACTTCGCCGAT